CGATGAACAGCAAAGATTCACTCCCCCGTATTTAAAGTCGGCAGGGAACACCCCGAGCGGCTCGTCTGCAAAACGGTTCGTTCCCTTTAAAGTTCGATTGTTCAATGTTCAAAAAATAAATGTTATGGATTGCAAGGTAACTAATTTTCAAGTGAGAGACGAACGAGAAGGGCAACTACCTTTCTTTGTTATTAAAGCTAGAGGAACGCAAGGCGATGAGAACGCAAGCGTTGTAGATGAAGATGGATTTATCAATCCTATGGCAATGCAAAGTAGAGTATTCAACTTTACTAAAACGTTGTTCCCCGGTACACAAGCGCAATGCGATGCACTTGTTGCCATGTATGAGACAGACGAAGACGGAAATGTCACAAACGATGTGAAAATACGTCTCAAGCTATTCCAATGGGACACCGGCAAAAAGTTCTACATTCTTAATCGTGCGACGGGCGAGTTCTATTTAACTGAAACAGAGAAAGAAGTTGAAAAAGTAGCTGAAAAACAGATGACAGTTAACGGTAAAATCATTACGAAAGGAATGAAGTATACCACAATTGAGGTTGTAAGTGAGCCTAAACTGTTTGATAAAATCAGTCTTACGTTGTTCTGCAACAAACAAGAAGAATGTGTAGAAGGTGATGAGGTGGAAATTGCAAAACGTAATTGGCAAATAGGTGTTGCCAATGGTATCTATGTTATTGCTGACAACCAGTAGTATGTGAGTGAGGGGAGGTAGCTTTTCTATCTCCTCACATCACTATGCAAAACACAATTGACCATTAACATAGCAACTTTAATATATAGCCTAAATTAAATTCACTACATACGAACGACTTTTGTGTTTACATCGAAACAACCTACTGTTTAAACAACAAAAAGATAACTACAGTAGATTGTATGATTCCATCTCCTATGTATTTACTCCCTAAACATGTTAGAGAGAAAGCAATAAACATGTATAAATCAGTAGTAGAATGTGAATCACAGTCAGCCCAAGAATTACGTTTCAAAGAGTTTGAACTATATGTATCGAACTTTTATACTTGGTATGAGGATTACTATTTTTTTCAATCATAAATTAAATCAGTTATAGTTATGTTTGGATGGGCAGTTTTTGTTATCTATATCATAGCAACATTTGTTCTATGGTGTGCGGCTCCTGATACAGACATCTTTCTGATGTACTATGTAATCGAGAGTCTGATTGCAATGGCTATTATGGCAGTTGCATATCAAGAGAAGTGATAGTCTTTAGATAGGCTGTTATTTACAATTGGACAGGTAAAGAGAGTGAAGCCATGACAACTCTTGCATCTTGATGAGATGCACCTGTCCTTTTTCAGATACTAATCATTAACAATTAAATATATGACGACAGATAATGAATTCAAATTCTGTATCGCCTTTGCAGTAATATTACTATTAGCCAGCATTATCTGTTATCATTTTGTAGGCATATGAAAATATTTATTGCAAAGTATCCAGGTAAATACCCAGGAATGGGTGGAGGAATGATTATAGTTGCAGCTAATTCATTAAATGAGGCTGTAGACTATGCAAGACCATATAGCAAGGATTATACTATTGAGTATTTTCATGAGGCTAACAATATATTGTACTCTGGTGAAGCTGGAGTAATTGCGGAAGATCATTACGATGAAATATAAAAGATATAAAAAACTCAATAACTTCCCAAGATATTGAGGGCACCAGTTTCTTATAATAGTGTAGTTGGCAGACGTAAGGGCGTACTCAGCTGCCGTGTGAAGCAGTGAATTCTGTGGACTGATAGAGAACGTGTAATATTCAGGCTATGCGTTACATAGTTATAAGTTTTAGGTGTAAAATACAGTTTTTGATAAACAGATTTGTCGCAAAGTAACTATTCTGTGAAATGCAACTTACTTCTTATGTTGTGAAACATACACGCCACGTTACAGTTATAATAGTATAAGTTAGGTATGTCCTTATAAAGACTTAGGTAACGCTAAGGACTATACTATTATAACTCTCTTCTTAATGCAGCTACGAAAAAGCCGTGACAAGCCGGTTATATGGAAATGCAGAGTCAAGAAACTATACCGCTTTATTATGCACAAATAAAGTTAAAGATTGTATAGTAATCCACGTGGTAGAGGCACAGTTAGGTTCGCTGTGGTGCAACTCTTAGTAGCAACTAATCTAAAGCAAGTATGGGAGAATAGGTTTAAACTATTTTTAGGTAGTTAAAAAATAGTACTTGACAGTCTGACACTAACTGAACGATAAGTGTTATTTTATGTGGTGTAGTCGCACCTGAATCCGCTGTCAATGCGAACACTTTCAACGTTAAGACGGATGAGTATCTTCCCTGGACAAGAAGAATACAATAATCAAGTTCCAAATAACTCTCTACTGAATCACAGCCTGATACGTTTAAGGGTAGCGTGTGCAGGTAGAGAGTTTTTATACAGTATTTCTACTGTATCTTCAAGGTGAGAATCCTTGACATTCCTATGGGGCTTATATCTATCTACGTAAAATCCGATCCTAATAAGGTAGCATGATAGTATTAGTGCAGATGTAAAAATTAGGATATATCTTATAGAACACCTGGCACGGGAACTAACCTGATATAAAGTTAGTTACAAATGTGCAGTCATGGCGATATTAGATGAATAAAGTTTGTATATAGAGGACACCATCAACCTCTATCATCTTCAACGGTTTTATGTATTAGTTCTGTTTAGTTGAGAACTTTTTTTAAATTCATGTGTGTCACAAGTGTGTGATATCAGTACGCTTGTCTGTGAAGATAGGCGTATTTTGTTTAGTAACCAATATCAACAATATACGAGTGTATTTAAACAAGGTCTTATTGTACTAGTAATAGGAATATTATTGCTAGTATTCCCAGAAATAGTTACTCTAAATATAATAGAAGATTGGTTTATTGCTATGGGTGTAGTATTAACATTTATAGCCATAGTAATAATACTATCTGATATGATACATAGGTCATTTGGGAGTAAGTAAATTATTAATCATTAAAATATCAAATTTTATGAAGAAAGAATTAAGTATCAGACATCTTGTAATAGTCACAATGAATTTGAGATTATTACAATTCTTAATTAAGAAAAAAGTTTTAAGTGCTTTTCTCGATAATTGTGAAAAGAGAATGTTCGATGGGAAAGTAACAATACTACAAGCCTGCCAAAAAGATAAGAGATCTGTTTGTGATTGGGGTGTAGGAAATTATTTCAGTTGGGAATGCTCAAATGAAGGCTATTGTTACTGGCAAAACCTAAGTACTGAACTTAGTCACAATAAGAAATATTAATAATGAAAAAGAAAAAGGTAAGTTATAGACACATTGTAGTAGCTACGATGGATCTAAGATTATTGCTATTCTTAATTGAGAGAGGAGTGCTAACAAAGTTTCTTGATAACTGTGTAAAGGGTATTTGGTATCAAGATACTATGGAATGGATAACAAGAAAATTCAATCATACTACACTGAAAAAACAGATAGTAGGTATAGAAGATTACTTCTCTTGGGCACGTTCTCCAGAAGGTTATAGTTATTGGAATGATTTATTTAATGAGTTCTATCATGAGTATTCTTAATAGAATAAGCAAGAGTCTTCTAGTAATGATAATTATTGCTGGATGTATATACTTTGGTTACACTTTATTTAAAGAGGAACCACATAAAGTATACAACTTTACTGAACTGATCACTACTTACAAGAATTGTATTGTTGTAGGTAAAACTGAAGTGCACGATGTACCTAAATTGTATCTTATGAACCCTTACATTAGTAGAGGTGAGTATAATATGATTGACTACACTGTATATGTGACAAGAGTAGTATACAATAATACATTTATTGGTGATACTATTGGTAAAACTAAACAAACATTTATTAGAAGTGATTAAACCAGACAAATTAACCTATAGACATGCGCTATTAGTTGCAATGCCTATTGAGCTATTACAAGTATTAGTTCAATACAATGCGCTTGCTGATTATGTAGATTGTATATTATCTCTACAAGATAATGAATACACTCTAGATAAATTAGTAAGTAGAAAAGACAATAATCAACGTATGCCTAAATACATACGATATGAGGCATTGTCACAATGGAATCCTTCATATTATCTGGCTTGGCATATTGCATGTGATGATATACAGTATTTATATGATCAGGCAATAACTAAGAGAATATACAATTAATAACTAAAACAAATTTTTATCAAGAAAATGAGTAACAAGAAGTTTTTCACTATCTTAACAGTAGTATGCATCCTCATTGTGGGAGCAATCTTCGCTTTAACTACAGATGTAGTTAGCGATGCAATTAATCATTTCCGTGGTACGGAAAAGGTTGAACAAGTAGTAACTGATACTAAAGAGGAAGTTACTGAGTATACAATTCAAGACGTTCTCGATATGCGAGAACAAGAACGAGAGTATCGATATCTTGATTCTGTGTACATGGACATTCCTGATATACCTCTTATTGCTATATTAATGCGATTCGGAACAGATATGTCGCATACTGATATCAGTAAGGAGTATTTGCTTAATAGGAAGAATTATGATAATGTAGAGTTTGGTGCGCAAATCCGTGATGCTTACGAACACACACGAGTCTACCAGCCGGATTCTATACTGATAAAAGCCAAAAATGATACTGTACTGCCAAACCAACAGTAAATTTTGTCTAGCCTAAGTTCATATAGTCTGTGAAGATAATATGGACTGTCTTCAGAAGATGACAAACCTGTGGGGCGTAAGTAATAAAGAGTTCTGAAAGATTGCAGGTAAGAGTATGCACTTATTGGCAATATGCATACCAGAATAATTTATTACGATCGTGCAGACGTTAAAATCAGGTACACCAATAAGATTTAGTTTGACAGCTATTTCTGATTATGTGTTAAAACTGTTGGAGAGTCATATTAAACAAGTAAGAATATGGAACATTGAATCTTTACTCTTATTAACAAATGACAACAAAAGGGGCAAACAGAGGTTTGCAAAAAGTAAATACCTACTTAGAAAATCCTGGTATTGGGTCGTCGTCATATAATAAGTTAAATCAATTAAATTATTAATATTATGTAGAATGAAAAAGTTAATTAAACGAATCAGAATGTACTTCAAACTGCATGCATTACACAGAAGAAGTAAAGAGCTTGCTTTCGACAGTTTAGTTACTAGTCCAAACAAGTTCAATCAGGTATCTAAAGAAATAGATTGCTTGATTAAAGGACATAAATGGAATCATCCGTTTGATCCTAAAGGTAAGATGGATAAGACGTTCAAGGAACGCTTATACTGTACTCACTGTGGTGTATACTTCCATGAACATAAGTATAAAGATCATGAGTAAATTTATCCAACTAAAAGTTCGTAGATGGAAGGATAATATGCCTCATGATCACGAGATGTGTATAAATGTGAACTGTATAGAGACAATAATAAACAATATAGATCTAGAATATGTAGAAATACATACTAGAGATGAAGTATATTGTGTATTAAATGACTATACTGATATATTAATCGATTTATTTAAATAACATTATCAAAATGAAAACAAATATCTTAATTGTAGCCTTACCTGAGTATGTAAACGCAGAAGAAGTAATTAAACAAATTGGTGAATTGCTTCAAGGTCCAGATCAAGTTAGTGCCGTCTTTGTTACTCCTAGCGACTTAATGTCTCTATCTGATGGAGTACGCCCAATAGCTACTAAACGAACTCGTAAACAGAGTAGGTTTGAAGAAGCTGTAATCGGTATTATTGATGCTATTCCTGATCATGAGGTAGACTGCCCTGCATTTCGTGCTACATTCCATGAATTGTCACTGAAAGGCACAATTGACAAAATAGTACTCGAAACTATTGCTATGGGGCCGAAAAGCAAGAATGATTTCGAATTCCTGCATAAAAACAGTGCAGAAGGAATCGTAACCCTTGCACAGACTGCACTCGCAATGATCAATAGCATAGGAGGGTAATATCATGGGAAAGACGTTTAAAGAATCATATGGATCTTCTCAATTAAGAGAAGAATACCTTAAGAAACAGAGAACTAAATCCCGTAGTAAGTCTAAATTACAGCCGTATGACCGTAAATCATTCAAATCTTTCAGTTATGAGTAGATTACTAGGCTACAAAGTTGTAGAAGATACTAAGAACAATCGTTTGAAGAACGACTGTCCTTCACAGTGTGACGGAACTCACTGTGATGTATGTCAATTTGGAACTGACTATTCCAAGGTGATACAAACTAAAACTACTGATGCTATCTCGCCAGAGGCATACGGTAGAGATTTTTATTAACCCTAAACAAGTTAGTATGGTGAAAGTCAATCCCAAACTACTACTTATCTAACCAAAACCCTAATAGAAATAGTTAACACTAGAGTACAACGGATCATACAACGATCAACCAGGTATACTACCTAGGTCAGGTGAAGGAAAAGGGGTTGCCCCTTGAATATGACATGCGAATAGAGGGGAAGTAGTAGTTTTTTAAAGAAATTAAGACATTGACTGTTAGGTCTATTGAATCGTCGTTTGGACGAGGGTTTGATCCCCTCCAGCTCCACAAATAAGTAATCGAGGAGAGGATGGTGAAACTCCTTGGGGATCTAAGTAAATCACGCAGGTGTGTTAGAAAAGAGTGCAGTGACCGGTAGCCAGCCCAAATTTGCTGCATGTGTAGATTACTTTTTATTTAATTAAGGGGCTGAATGAATTTGACAGCGACAATAGAGGAGATAGAATAGGTCAATAAGCTGATAACTGGCAATTATAGTTATATCACGGACTATACTCGTATTACAGCGTAATATGAGAGTCCAACGGCAAGCTAATGTCGTAAAAAGCAGGAGTAAGTAGCTTTATTTGGATTAGAAGCGTCAACACTGATAAGGTTGAAGGAAGGGTGTTCGAGTCTCCCTCTTACTACAAACTTAATTATCAAAATTAAATGTTAAACTCAAAAGATGTGTGATGAGTGCAATTGAAGTAATTCCCTGGGTTAAATTTAATAAACCAGGAATCAAAGAAGATGTAGAACAAATGGTTGAATCTTGCACAAGTAAGATGGACTTTGTTTCTAAAGTAAAGACTAAGTATGATCTTAGCTTAGCTGATGCTAATGTAGTAGCCAACAAATTTTATCAAAAAAAGGAGGTATAAAAAATGATTGAATTGAAAACAGCTGGCTTGTACATAGCCAATGGTAAGAAGACAAGTATTCTTATCCGTGTAACAGGAGAATATCCTATGCTGAATATCGTCAGCGGTGTATTACTGAATGATATGCAAAGAGATGGTACTATTACTAAGCTTGACTCTAGTAGTCTGGAGATCCAAGATATTCTTAGTAATCCTAAGTCTTACGTGTTTGACTATCCTGCCGTTGGAGATGCTATCAACAACGAGGAAGGATTAGAAGCAAGTACTTCTAAACAAATTGAGTACAGTGAAAATGTATTCAGTAATTGGGTAGAAATCTACGATACATATCGTAAGATGCATCCTCATGAGTGTGATATTAAGATGTTAGCTGTAATCATCAAAGAAGGTTACGGAAAACGTCAGGCTGATCTGATTCTCAAACAGATCAAAACTCGTATGAAAACCCGTGGTATCATAATAGCCTAATGTCACCGTCACTCTATCTAACTATAAACCTTGATGAGGTTTATAAGAGACATGCTTTAACTGTACCAGTACTGACTACTCCTGATAGGTGTATTCCTTTCATGTTAAATGGAAGAGAATATTGTACAGGTAAAATGAATTTCGGAAAGGCATGGTATGCATTCCTAAGAGATGAAACCTCTGATGGAGCAATAATGCGTGGATTACCAAATTCAATTGAAATGCAGATCAAACATCCTAGTATTAGAACAATTGTGGATTGGATTACTGATAAGTTATTTGAAACTATGATTGCTAATGCAGAGTTTGCACAGTCTAAAACCGAATTAGTTCGGTTAAGAATTGCGGTTAACATGATTAATTCTTTACCTTATTTAAGTCATAATGATAAAATATTATGGACTAATTGGGTTCAAGAATTATATTGGGAACGCAAGAAAGTACTACATGAGTGGTATCTACAGTATATATTACCATTCTGAATTACTAAAGTAATTTGCCCTTGACTGAGGCGAATAGACTACAACGTACCCCTCAACGTGATTAGACGAGTCCAAGACGTTTAGAATCAAAGAGGAAGGATTACGGTTACTGAGCCAACCGTAGTCCACTAAATTGGCGCACTATGAAAGAAGATGAAAAGCTTCTGATTGAGCAAGCCAAAGGAGGTTCCGAAAGAGCTTTTACTACACTTTATAATACTTACAAAAAGACAGTATGGTATACCGCTTTAAAAGTCGTAGCCAATACAGATGTTGCAGATGACATTACATCAATAGTATTCACTAAAGTATATACAAAGCTTGATACTTATACTCAGCATATTTCATTTGAGATGTGGTTGAAAACTATTACAGTTAATACTGCAATAGATTATATAAGACGGAACAAAAAAGAGAAGTTAAATAACTATATTGATGAAGAAGATTCTACGATACAGTTGGATGCGCTAGATCATAGTCCTGAAGACAAGTTAATATTCCAGCAAAATATTGACATCGTAATGGAGTGTATACCCCGTCTTAAGAAGAGATATAGGGATTTAATTTATGCTAGATTAGACGGTAAGTCTTACCAGCAAATTTCAGAAGAGCTTGCTATACCCGAAGCAACAGTTAAAGGCTGTTTGAATAAGGCACGGCAACGTCTGAAACAAATGTTTAACCAATATTAACCAATACTTACAATTTATGGCAAATGCGTTTTTGATGTTGCTAGCCGCAACTATCGTACTCTTCATCATCGCAAGATGTATGAGAGATGCCAAGGCCTTCGCTAAATTTATGGCCATTTTAGCAGTAGGTCTTATCGTAGGTACAGGATTAAAGTCTGCAGTTAGTTCTGCAGACAATACTCCTGAGAAAACTGTAGTGACTACTGCAGTGGCTAATCCCACACACAGTTCTACATCTCCTTTTGTATTGGAGAGAGTAGATGCCAATCTGGACTATGTGAGTAAGGATACAATAGCCAGTGACAGTGTAGTAGTTGAGGCAGAAGGAATACCTACAGGGAATAGAGAAAGTGCGTTTATAGATGATTCTTGAAAGCCTGTTCAAGCAGGAATTTTGTTATTAATTGTCTATAGTATTCACAAGTTTTTAATCTTTTAAAAAATCATTATCAAAATGGCAACAAAGAATAAAAAAGCAGAAAAAGCAGCAAAAGATTTAGCAGCTAAGAAAGCTGCAGAAGCAAAGAAGGCAGCAGAAATCGCTGCGAAAGAGGCAGAGGGAAAGAAAGAAGAGACTCCTGCGGATGGTCCAGCTCCGGAACCCGAAGTTAAGCCAGCTGCAACTGAAGCGCCCGCTGCATCTACTGCAAAAGAGACTAAGAAAGGGGATAAAAAGTCCTCAGGTAATAAACCAGCTCCTACAGCAAAGAAGGAAGAAGAAGTTATTATTCTTGAAGAGGTGAAGAAAGAAGACGCCAAGAAGGAAGAAGTAGCTCCTATTCCATCCATTGCACGTGGACTCCAGAAGATGGCAGACGGTGAACGTATCGATGCAAATCACAAGATTGATTTGATGAAGATGGTTCATAGTGAGTATATTGCCAATCCGAATGCTCCTGCTCAGCTTTCACAAGCTATGAAGAAGCAATTTGACATTATGGCTTTGATGGCTTTGATGCAGTATAATGCTCAGTTGGAAGATGACTTCCAGTCCCTTGGAGTAAGAGTAAATAACACTATGGCTATCCAAATGGAAAAGATTGCCCGTGAAACGCTTGGTATTACTTTGAAAGGTTTGCCGGCACCTGACGATCCTAACCAGATGATTATCAACTTCCCTGAGTCTATTCCTGTAGACATGAAAAAAGAGGTGAAGAAGGATATGGAAGCTGCCAAGATCGAAATTCCTGAACCGGATCCGAAGATGGACAACAAGACCAAGCTTGCTACACTCCGTTCTATTTTCGCAAAACAGAATGGCGGTGGAATAGGTAGTAACATCTTAGCAGGTATCGATTGGGCTCGCAAGGCATTCTCTATCAATGTAGAAGAGAAGAAATCAGTAGTATTTGCTAACATCCTTCAGCAAGGAGTAGAAGGTACTTTGATTCGTGGTTTGCGTACTATGCCTATCGGTAAATTGAATTCCGAACATTCTCCTCTCGGTGTACATGCACTGTTGAAAACTTGGCTTCCTACTCTCCCTGATCAAGAGATTGCGGAAATTGCTCAAGTTGCAATGGCTTATGGAATCGAAAAGAGAACAGCTGATTGGAATGAAAAGGCTCCAGATGACCGAAAGACAACTCTTGAAAAAGAGCTCAATTGGTTGAACAGTGATGTTCTTACAGGTATCTCTGGTGATGTTATCGACGCTATTCTTTCTAAGAAAGAAGATCTCATTGTAAAAGATCCGAAGAAGTCTTTGGATGTTCGAATTGGGACTGGTGCTATTCGTAAAACACTCGTTGCTGCATATGGCGATTCCGACAGTATCTTGAAAGATAAACTCAACGAAATCGTTAAGTATTATGCTCGACCGATTGTGCGGTTGTCTAACTACGTTGACAAATCTGCATACGCTGACGCAGCAGCAAAATAGTTTCACTCAATGAAACGTTTGAATTTATTCTTAGCACTGTTTGTGCTTAGTTTGGGAGCATTTATTGGATTTAATTCCAAAGCTCCGAGTCAAGCCTTGATGGCAAGTGATCAACCGATGATTCGCTGGGTAGACGTACCTAAGAGTAGTCCGTTGGAACTTAATATCAATCTGAGCAAAGACTCCGTATCGATCAGTGGCAACGCTGACAATGCATCAGTTACGATAACTACGAAGGAAGATGTCAAAGTCGTTCCTAAGTACATTCTCAAGGAAGTGGAGAAGCCTATTTATATAGCTAGCTCTTTATCCAATAAGGTAATTGACAAATTCTGTCCATTACAAAAACCAATTCCACCTAAGTGGGATTAAAAACCATTCGCTTGAGCCTGACTAAGCCGTGTAGAGTGAAAGTAGTACAGGATACCGAAATGTGTATTAGATAGCTAAAACTAACTAGTATTACTATAGTATGATAACTTATTGTGTTACGAACTACTTTGTAACTGAAGAAGCAATAAGAAAATGGGAGAGCGTGCGTAACCCATAAGTGAGAACCGAACTGGTGACTAAAAGACGCAGATATGGAAGCAGCAGCTATCGTATCTAAACAAGGCAAGGAGTATCGTTTACTTCTATACACATTCGTTGGCTGTATCAATAGCTAAATCACGAGGGAATGTGAACACGTGCTGTTAAAAGACGCTGTTATCTTGACTAAGAATTGACTAGCATTCTAGGGATGGCTCCAAACCACCCTTGCTTGGGCGGTAACCAATCCGTTGGGCTAAAGAATACTAACCTAGTGTTCTACATATATCACGTTAGGGATTGAATATTTACGCTGTAGTCTACTTCTGTTGTAAGGAAGATTAAAAATATTTGAGAACTATTAAATTGGAAGTGAGTACTATTAAGTATAATACATATGTATATGAAGGGGTATATCTATATTATTAATGAGCAGAATTTGAGGAAGACATGGCTGAGTGGCTATGGCCCATATAATATCTCGTTGTAGGAGAGTTATATGACAGGTTAACCGGATTAGGTGACAAACCTATACGCAATACAGTGAACGTTAGAGTTAGCTGTTTGGGAGTAATCCCTATGGAAAGTAGATTGCGTGTCTAAAGCTTATAAGAATTCATAGTATAGTTGCAATTACTATAGTGTTTATGACGAATAAGCATAATGATTAGAAGGTTAATAATATAGAGAAGTGACTTGTTAGTGATGTCACTATAAACCGAACGTGCTTTGCACTGAGGATATAAACTAACTAGCGCATGAAGTCCGCAAAAAGACTATTTGTAGTTAGGTATATGATTAGTATAAGTATATCTATAGGAAACAAAGGAATGTGGTCTTGAGCCCACAATTAAAACTCAAGCAAAGTAAAGCAAAGTTATCTTTAAACTAAGGCTCCCTATAAATAATTAGGTAACGGCTATGCACTCCAGCATAGAGCAGGACGTTACAAAGGGTTCTAAGGGTCTGACACGAAGCAGATTGGACTATGTCTGTGAATTGCCTCGATGAGCGGCTTGCGTATGGAGAATACGAAGAAGGTAAGTCTCGTTGATGAATGACCACGCTGAAACGAACAGCTATAACAAATAAGGAGAGTGTAAACATGTCTGACTTTAAAAACAATTGGGAAGTTCAATGGTAGTACTCTGACAAAGTATAAGCCACCCCGCTATCGAAGTATCTTGCTACAAGAAATTCCGTAAAGTAGTACTCGCAAAGTATTATGTATGGAGATCGCTGAGACCATTATAATATCTCTCATTAGGATATTGGTTGAATGGTTGGAAATACCATGAGAAGAAGTAGTAACCCAGGATTTATTGCAATGCTGGAAGTGAATTGTTCAAAAGTGGGCGTCTTGGAAAATTAGACGGCTTTTGTTATTGGAGTTTGGTAACGTTTCTCAACTGAAACGACCCTCATTCAAAGAATGTTGTAAGCCTATATGCCCGTAGATAGTATCGTACTATTGATGATGGAGCCCTTTACATCTTTGCATCAAATTGCGTTGTAAGGTACGGCAAAAAATAGGGAAACGGTTGTAGTACGAGTCCCCTTAAGTAAAATCTCGAACTGCATTACATATCGTTATCAGAAAAGTAGAAGTAAATAAATGAAGAACAGTTGACTCATCCGTCTGATGAGTAAAGTCCTACGGGGAATACTGAGGGAAGAAATATCATCCCGTTCTAGTAAGGAGTTTTACTATACTATCACAAATTTTTCGTATAATCTCATATTTTATCAAATTTTAACTCGAACATGTGTTACCTTATGTTATTGAATTAACCACTATCGTTCATAGCTTATAATAAGCGGCTTTTAAGAGACTAAAGCATAGTGACGAAAATGGGTAGCACAGATATTTTTTTACAATTAACATAGTATTAATCAGGATTTGTTTCTCGCTAAGAAATCAATCTTAAAATCAAGAAGGAGAAATTAAAATGAATAAACCGAATATCGATTTGTCCAAATATCGCGCAACGTTGGAAACTTGGAATCTGACAGGTAAGAAAATCTTTACTATTAAGTCTGAACCTGTTGACTTGAACTATAATGACAAGGTGAAGGAAAATGATCCGACCCGGACCGTTAAGCCTATCATGAAGTATTTCATCGAAAGCACGGAAATCTTCAGTACAGCCGTTGTAGTAGCACCGGACGGTGTAACTCCGCTTATTGAGCTGAATGGTAATGCATCATTGCAGTTCAAGCTTGTTCCGGCAAAGTTCAAGGAAGTAAAGATGGAAACCGTTGTTGAAGCTTTGGAAGCAAGTTCCAAGGATGGACGCGAACCGATATTGTTCAGCGATTGTCTGAAATTGACTGAACAGTGTAACAAACTGAATGCAATGGAAAAGGCGAAACTTGAGAAGATCGCTGAAGAAGCCCTTGCACAGTGTGGTTTGTTGGACGATATCAACAAAATGCAGACAGCCGAATGCGATAAGTATTACTCAGAGCTCGGTTATAACGCTTAACATTTCTCGTAACAACTGTTATGAAAAAAGTATTAATCAGCGAACCGAAACGAAAGCTGTTTGAACTCTTATTACAGGATCATCGAGTCAGTACAATTGTAATGACTAATAACGAAGTTCCTGCGTCTATTAAAGTTAACACAGATGGAAGTGTTACCTTTGGACGAACCTCAAAGAAATGGTGGAATTTCTTGTTTGGGGATACAGAGACAAAAGATTTCGAAACGGTTTGTATCCGGATGGCGAAAGCCTTTGCTAAGTATCTTCCACCTGGAAGTGGCTTGGCTGGAAGTCTCACTCAAGAGATTATTCGTAATGCTATTGAGGAAGAAGACTATGAAAGTGTAATTGATAAGTTTGTTATGTACGCATTTCTAGGTGTAACGGAAGGCGATTACAAGCTTAATAAACTAAAGCTGATAGACGAAGACCCACGGCAACAGCGTAAAAATGATCGTGGTCAATCCAATGTGAGCTACTATGGTACTGCCTATGTAGATCTTGGAGGAGGTCAGATTCCAATTGGAGTCCGGATCGAAAAATAAGAAACAAAAAGAGTGTCAGATGGACGACACTCAAACACTTCCTTTTAAACTGTCAAATACCAGATGTAACGGTACTTTATTTTTTAAAACCTAAAGCTCAAGACGATGGGTCGAGCTTATAGGTTTAAATTAATATTTATAACTATGACACATAAAGTATATAATAAATGTCTTTATACATGGATGAGAGATATTGATACTCACGTCGAACGTATAGAAGTGTATGATGGAACTACATTCTATCCTACAAAAGATAGTGAGGAATGGAACGAAGATACTATTACATTTGAGTATTGTCAAGTACAGAAATTCCGTATTACTATTCATCGTAAAGATATTAAACAGATAGTAATGTGGAATAATTATAAGTATACTCACAGAAGATGCAAACATTAGCATTAAAAACCGTTCGTGGATGATGACCGTAAGGTTAATAAGGCAAGCCTGAAATAATAAGGGCTATTCCTTCGATGGAACCACGAGCACTACAGGTAAGCGATCTAATATACTGAGTTAATTAATCAAGTAGAAATTAAATAATATCAATATATGAAATCAATTACAACAAATATTAAACCGAATATCCTCATTACTAAACGTGATAAACTTACTGATGAAATTAGTCGTTACTGGCGAATCATCAAAACCGAGAATGTGATTAAGAAGGGTTTCAAACGTAACTATGATTTGAAGGCATTACTTGTAACAATTCGTGCAATGTATGATGAGCTTCTTATCGTTAAGTTGCGTATTCAGTGTGCGAATATGGGAATGAAGTTCAAGGATCTTCCTAAAGATGCTAACATCATTAATATTTACAAACTGTCTTCTCTCAACGAGTATTACGTAAAACTCGGAGAGCTGATTGAGAAACACACTATTAATCCGGTTCTAAAGGCAAAGAAGGGCAAACGTGCTCTTACTATTACTGAGGAACTAACTCGTAGTTATCTACGTGGAAAACAGAATGAGTGCACATTGAATTTGAACGAATTGCGCAAAGCAATTGCAGATTTCAATGACAATACAGATCTGAGTGATGATTCAGCTCCGTTATTTTTAATTGCTGCGTAAAGGCAAAGTAAAGAACATAACTATAATATCAAGAAAGGGGATGAAAATTCCCCTTTTTAATAACTTAAAAAAATATTTACATTATGAATAAAACTGATCAACAGAAAAATAATAAATATATCAATTACTGGACTGAGTCTGGTAATTCAAGCAAAGAAGCTAACAAGAGTATTAAGTTAGAAATCGTTACAAAATATACCGATAAGAACGGTGTAGAACGTACACGAACAACATATCGTCATCCTAATTTGAAGGATTTGACGTTTGAAACTGGACCTACAGTTAAGAAAGGTCTGACCGAAGAACAAAAGATCGAACGATTTGAGAAGGCAAACTTCAGTGACTATCACAATAAGCTAGTTGCTCATTCCTATGGAACTCCGAAGAATATCGCTAAGCAGCAAGCTCGTATTGCCGCTCACGAAAGTAAGATTACTAATATTCTTGCTGAGAAACATGCCCGTAAGTTTGCAAAGACTCAAGAACGTAATATGAATAAGAATAATCTTCTTATCATTTATCGTACTAATAGTGAAGGAACTCCGTATGCGTTCAGTACAACACCAAGTGCTAAATCGTTGGATGCCTTGTATAAAGATGCAAAGGAAATGTTACCATTCTTAGAAAAGAGTATGAATAACTTCTTCTCTATTGAAATCTGGGAACGTGCTGAGTATCTGAAGCATATGGCTCATGAAACCGCTAATTATCGTTATTGTATATATGCCAAAAATAAAAAATTAGCAGCGTAATGTTAAAACAGAACCCAGATCAATTAGACTGTATCTACATCAAACGTGATGCAGATAAGTTAATCAGAGTGAATACCGAAATTCGGTATGGTCAAGCAGTATTTAATACAGCATACTCTATGTTCCCGGAAGCCTCAAATTGTTTGAGGGGAACTAAATACGATTGCTTCTTTGATGATTCTAAAGTAGATTTGTTTCTATTAGAATTACAAACCGTAAAGGTTTAATTAGACAATAAAACAATAATTAAAAAGGATCCTATATAGCTCAGTGGATAGAGCCGCTAGAAATAGTGTGATTTGCGCCAGTTCGAATCTGGCTATAGGAGCAAAAATCTAAACTTTAATATATGCAAATACGTGGAAAAGCGGTATTTGTATTCGATATCGAGGTATTTCAAAATATCTTTCACTGTTCTGTTAAAGATACAGAGACAGGCAATATCTATAAGTTTGAGATTTCTCAAAGGAAGAATGAACTAAGAGAATTAGTTAAGTTCTTCAAGCAAGTAGACACTTATATTAAGTGGGGAGACTTCTATACTACAAATCTAGAGATAGATTCAAGAGTTATCTTCTGTGGGTATAATAATCTACATTATGATAATCCAATTATAAACTATATAATTGAGTATGAAGATAGATTGATGAGTTACAATGTAGCTACTATATGTAGCTCTCTATTTAATTTAAGTAAGACTATAACTACGTCTAAGGATGATGACATAGATGCATGGAAACATTGGAAGTATCAGATATGGTTTGATACTTTTGATTTGCTTACTATGTTATATTCAAATAAACTTAGAGTAGGTTTGAAGGAGATCCAAGTAACAATGCAATATCCTAATATACAGGAGTTTGTATGTGATTGGTCAAAGCCTCTTCCATTAGAGGACTTCGACAGTATGATAGAGTACAATATTAATGATATTGAGTCTACTACTGAATTACTTAATAGATGCAAGAAGGATATTGATTTGCGTATCGCTATTGAAAATGAATACGGAGTACGAGTCCTTAGTAAGGATGGTGTTAACATTGGAATGAAGATTTTAACTAAGAAGTATCTCGAAAAGACAGGTTTGTCTTGGTGGGATATAGAAAAGCTAAGATCTCCAATGGATTATATACCATTAAGGGATGTAATATTACCGTTTATCAAATTTGATAGTCCAATACTACAAAGAGTACTAGATGACATGAAAAGTCAGGTAGTTTCTCCAGGTAGAAAAGGATATGAAAACAACTTTGTTTTCGAAGGATTACGCTATACCGTAGGAGTAGGAGGGATACATTCTAAGAATGATCCTGAAATTATTATTCCTAAGGAAAATGAAATGCTTATAGACATCGATGTCGCATCACTATACCCCAGTATGTTAATCGAATATGGATTCTATCCTAAACATTTAGGTCCAGAATTCCTTGAAGTATATTCTCAAATCAAAGATGAGAGAATAGAAGCGAAACATAATGGAGACAAGGTAAAGAATGAGACATTAAAGTTAGCGTTGAATGGTTTATCAGGTAATCTACAGAATGAACATAACTTTTGTTATAGTCCATATGCAGTAATGCAGATTCGTATAAATGGACAATTGCTATTACTAATGTTAGCTGAGAAATTAACTCAAATAGGATGCCGAATCGTCCAAGCTAATACAGATGGTTTATTTGTATTACTTAAGAGAGACAGCTATCAAGAAGTCAACAACATTTGTAGAAATTGGGAACAGCTTACTAAACTTACTCTCGAAGAAGATCGTTTTGAAGCTATGTACCAATATGCTATTAATGATTATATAGCAGTTAAGGAAGGATATAGCAAAAGCAAGAATCCTGATTTAATCAAAACAAAAGGCATGTTTATTACTAAAGTATTATTAGGTAAAGGATTATCTGCAAAGATAATTCCTGAAGCTGTAATTAAATACTTTGTAGACGGAATACCTGTAAAAGAAACTATTGAAGGTTGTAAAGATATTAAGAAATTCTTAATGTCTGAGAAGACTGGAAAACAGTGGCATGTTGAGTATATGAATGAAGAACAACAGAGAACTAATCGTTTCTATGCATCTACTGATGGTGGATATCTATGGAAATGGAAGCCTACTGGTTATAAGGAAGGCGAAATAATAGAGCGTAATGTTCCTTATGTAGGAGTAGAGCAATTTAAAGCTAGTGCACGTTCGTATCAGAATATGTTAGCATCTTCTGGTGTTACTTTATTAAATAAATTAGATGATAAACCTATCGAACAACGCAATATTAATTATCGATATTATCTAAGAGAAGCTCTTAAGATAGTAGAGGAATTAAAACCAAGACAATTAGAACTGTTTTAACAGACTCTAACAAATAGTATCAAATTCTTAGTGCATTTGTCATAAAACTTTAATGTATTATGATACTAGAATTAGATACCTCTCTATTAAATAAATTTGATATATCAATTAATCAATTAGTATTTATTAGCCTTGTATTGAATGAGAATCAAACAAATAATCAAGACATTCATGAACTTCTCAGCCGAGTTAATGAAGAAGAAATACAAGACTTAATTCAACGTAACATTGTCGTAGTTACTACTTCTGACGACAATAAAATTTATAGTGCTTCAGAACAACTCCTTCTCTCTATTAAAAGAGATCAAGAAAGTATGTTTGACCAGTTCTATGAAGTATTTCCGGTTTATGTTACAAGACCTGATGGCACTAAAGGCTATTTAAGGGCAAATGTAAACAAATGTAGAAAAGAATATAACCGTATTATCGGCAAATCTAAAGCAATGCATGATCATATCATGGCTTGTTTAAGATATGAAATCGATGATAAGATGCGAACAGGCAAAATGGGTTATATGAAGACTATGTGGAAATGGCTCACTCAACATGAGTGGGAGTGTTACGAAGAGCAAATGAATGATAACCCAATAAATGAGGACTTGCCGTATGGATCAGGAGTCATTTAATACCTTACCTTTTAGGACTATCTCGCAAGTAACAGATGAGTCCTTAGCTTATATAAAAGCTAGAAAGGATAAAACTATAGTACCTCTTAAAACAGGATGGTCTAAGTTTAATAAAGTATGCTGTGGTGGATTAGAACCAAATATGATTCTAACTATTGCAGGTACTTCAGGTTCGGGTAAATCAGCATTTACAAATACGTTAGAAACTGATTTAATTGATTTGAATAAAGATCAAGAAATTGTAATCTTAAATTTTTCGTTTGAGATGCTTAGTTATCGCCAAATTGGTAGAAAGCTAAGTAATCGATTGAATCGCACTACGGCAGAAATATACAGTGCAGAAGACAGTATGGATGAGCTTACTTATCAAGAAGTTGAAAGAGAAGCTGAAAAATTGAAACAGTACAAAGTGTACTATGTAGATACTCCAAGCAATGTCACAAATATCGAAAAAACTATAGATTATTTCCACGAAACAGTAGCCGCAGGTAAATGGCTAATTGTAATCCTAGATCATGCATTATTGGTTGAAGGAGATACGGAACGTGGAACAATAGTAGATTTACAGAAGATGTTTATTCGTAAAAAGAAACTTTCTAATACGAGTATTATACAGATTTCACAGATGAATCGAAATATTGAATTACCTGATCGAATAAACAATCCATCTATGCACTTTCCGTTGCGTAGTGATTTAGCTGCTTCAGATGCAATTTTCCAAGCTAGCGACTTCGTGGTAGCACTATCACGACCAGAGTTACTCAATATTACGAGTTACGGCATCAATCGCTTACCTGTAAAAAATAAGGTATATCTACATTTCTTAAAAGTAAGAGATGGAGGAGAACCTTGTATATTAGAGTTTGATAACGAACTTAAGTATGGGAAACTGAAAGAAGTTAACAGGGATACTACTGAGCAGCAAAAAGTAGTATTTAACAACAATAAAAAAATAGGCTGAATATGAAAGCATTTACGATAACAACCCCGAATATTAAGTGTGACCCCAAAGGCGAGTATAAGAATTATCTTTTGAAACGTCTAGTCATGGCTTATCCAGAACTCACAATCGACGGTATTGACACCGAAGAAAGTCCGTTTAGTTATCAGTATATTGGACCGAACAACAAGATTCGTTTCGGTCGTGATTACTTTTCTCGTTGCGACGCAGCAAAATATGCGAAATGTCGCTATTGCCCGTTTGAACGGGAAGAAAATTATAACATGGCAACTCAGTTTGAGCTGGCTATGAAACGTCTTGACGATTATGCTAAGACACAGCGTGATTATGCACCTCTGTATGATTTCCGTCTTGAAGATGGAACTCCCGTACGTGAGTATGCTAATTTCATCCAGGTAGGCTATAAGCTTATCCCGAAAAACAACTTCGCCGGCTACTATCGTAGTTTGCCGAAAGAAGAAAAGACCGTCATTAATAACATTATTATTATGGTAAATAATAGTACTGAGATTAATGCTAAGCTTAATGCCAATTTAAGTCTCTAATTTTTACTTTATAATATCAGACTCTTTCAAATTTTATCAGATACTATCATATCATATAAAGTAGTAAACCTATTTTTGTATGTTAGTACTACCAACTGTTAAAAATAAACCAAAAGTACAGAATCCTAAAGAAATTTGGGCTATTACACAGTGATGTGTAAATAGAATTTCTCTTAATTGCTGGAACCTCTTAATATATTTTACGTTAAAAATATATAAAACGGAATATTAAGAAAATCAGCAGCTAAGCTTTATGATTACAGAAAAAACACTAAACAAAAATAAACAACTTATAGGAAAGACTATAGGATGTTTAACTATCTTAGACATTGATCTAAGTAAACCTAATCGAATTTATTTCAAATGTATATGTAATAGTTGTAAAAGACAATTACTAGTCAGAAATGATAATATATATGAGGATAGAAAAGGTTGTAGTAAATGTTTAGGAAAATGGAGGAAAGAACACTTTAAAGAAGTGTATAAAAATTTACCTCCAAAAGATATTAGACATAAGTATATACACTTTAAGTGCAATGCTTTAAATAGAAATATTAAATTTGATTTAACTTACGAACAAGCAACAAAGCTATGCGAACAAAATTGTTTTTATTGTGGATGTCCTAGATGTTTAGGAATAGATAGACTAGATAACTCTAAAGACTATACAATAGATAATTGTGTTCCATGCTGCAGATGTTGCAACAGAATGAAAATGGATTTAACTCCATCTTATTTTTTAAGTCAAATAAAAAATATTTATAATAATATCATTAGTAATCATAAAGAAAGTTCAACGACTATCTCGAAAGAGAGTACATCTAAAGCGATTGTAGATGGAAAAGGAGAACGTCTCGTAAGAGATGAAGATATAGTCTTATCTGCATAGTGATATGTAGCAGTTCATAAGAGAACGTATATAGATGTAGCGATCTATATAGAAAATAATGAGATTTCTAATACTGTTTGGCAAACCAAAATCTGGTAAAACTACATTACTTTCACAACTAGACAATTGTTTGATTGTTGACTTAGAGGGTGGTTCCGAATTCTTGGAAGCACTCTCTATTCAAGCTCGTAGCGTAAATGATTTAGGAGAAATCGCAAATCAAATACGTAAAAAGATAAATGAAACAGGACAGAAACCTTATAAGTATATTGCAATTGATAATGCAACACGCTTAGAAGAGATCTGTTTACCTTATGCAGCTACTTTGTATCGCCAAACTCCAATGGGTAAGGCTTTTAAAGGTGAAGATGTAAGACAGCTCCCTAACGGATCTGGTTACTTATATATTCGAGAAGCAGTTAAAAAGGTTATATTTATGTTTAAGGATCTCTGTGAGAACTTCATTTTAATTGGTCATACTAAAGATAAGATGATCAATAAAGAAGGTGAAGAACTAACAGAGATGGCAATAGACTTAGTCGGAAGACTAGGAGATATTGTCTGTGGTGAAGCTGATGCTGTAGGTTACGTTTATCGAAAGAAAAACGAAACTATTATCTCTTTCGAAGGAGGAGATAACTCTGTAAGAGAAGCACGAGCACCACATCTACGAGGACAAAAGATTGTTATAGCAGAGAGTAATGAGAACAATGAGATAACAACTCATTGGGATAAGATTTATTTACCAGAGTAAAAAGATTATAAGATATGTATAGTAAAGAAAGAGCACAACAGATAGTAAAGAATGATGTAAAATTTATTCCCGCAGGTATTCACGAAAATGTAACTTTGAAAAGTGCAAGAGTAGCTGAATCTCCTACAGGATTGAAGTTTCTTGAAATCGTTTTCGAAAAAAACGGTGCAACACTTACCCAAACAGAGTGGAAACCTACCAAATTTGAAGGTATGGATGATAGCGCATTGCAGAAGAAAGAGGATACTCAGTTCTCCCGTATGATGCAAATTCTGTTGTGTTGGTATAGTGATGAGCAGCTTGTATTCAATGGAACTAGCTTTGAAGAATTTTCTCAAGAAGTAGTAAACTATTTGAATAATGCTGATAAATCTAAGAAATTGAGAGTGAAGATTGTATATAATGATAAGGGATATACTACTCTTCCGTCTTATGCACGATATACGTTTATCGAACCGATGGTATTGCCCGAAGGACAGACTTCTAGCATTACTGAATTGCGAATCGATAATTTCACAAAACCTGTTGTTGCTGACACAGAGACACCAGTTGCTAATCTGACTGGTATAAGTACCAGTTCTGATAATGCAGATCTGAACGGATTGCCATTTTAAGATTAGTATAAACAGCTGCCTACGCTAGGCTTTAAGTAGCGGATACGTGCAATGGAGATGTAGCAAAAGCTACCCTTTTTGATAAAAGGAAAGATCTCTGTTGCACGTTTTAAAAAGATTTGAGGGTAGCAAAAGCTACCCTTTTTGTTTTACTAAAATCAATTTAAAAATGCGATTGTCAAAATTTATTAATAAACATTTTTTCAACAAAGATATTGATATAGTAGACCCTAGATATACATTTAATGGTATCAATACGGTTGATGGACAGAACATAAAGCAAGACGAACTCAAGGAGGGTCAAGTAATTTATGCTGCCATTTCTACTACTATCAAAGAAGACGGGAAGAAGAAAAGATTGAATCAACGAAAGGATCTTTATATGCTTAAAGATTCCTATGGCAAATTTGTTTTTGTTGACTATCTAGGTAATGAATATAAAACCTCTATGACAGGAATTAAGATAATTAACAGTCTCACTCCTAAGATGAAAGAGAAAGAGATTGGAGAATTACTTGATACCTATGATAGACAAAGTAAAGAAGCAGAGAGACTAAAGTTTCTAGAGACTAGCAAACAGTTGGGATTCGACTTCACTAGTCTTGAGCCGGATGAAAAGTTACGTAGGACTATAGAGGCCGGCATAAAGAATATATGGATGGTAGGCCCCGCAGGTTGCGGAAAGAGTACAATGGCAAGAAATGTTGCAGAGGATATGGATCTTCCATATCTTTGTATTTCTTGTGGTATTGGTACGTCGGCTACCGAGTTTATTGGTTATAAGTATCCGACTCGTGAAGCTACTCGTTTTGGGGAGTTTTACGCTAAACCATCTATTATATTGATTGACGAGATAACCGCATTAGATCCGGCAGTTGCCCAGATCTTGAATGCTGCGCTAGCTAATGATGAAATTGAGACTACTACGGGCTTAGTTCATCGGCATCCAAAGTGTATTATTATAGCTACTAGTAATACTTTTGGTTTTGGATGCGACCGTCAATATGTAGCGAATAACCAGTTAGATGCGTCGACCATAGACCGTTTTGTAGGCGGTATTGTGGAAGTTACGTACTCTGCAAAATACGAAAGTCAGTATGATGATGAAGTTGTTGCTTATGTAAACTTACTTCGTAAATTTGTTGCGAAGACGAGTGTACGTAAAGTGCTTTCTACTCGTATGATCCAAGCAGGTCATAATCTTAAATATCATCACTTCCAAGATTGGGCAGAACGTCTAATTGTTAATTGGTCTGAAAACGAGAAGAAACAGCTCGAAGAATGGCTAAAGGAAGAGAAGAGAGAAATGGAAGGACACAGTAAACCTGGAGATAAACCTTCGTGGATACCCTCAGGTTCAGATATTATCACTCAAGTTTTAGAAATGCAACAGAGGATAAGAGGAAAACATCAAGCAGCTTAATCATGAAAGACTTAACATATGTGTATGACAACATACACGATTTTTACACTGATGCTCTTAATCCTACAGAGGATGGGAATATTAATGACTGTAAATATCATTTAAAAGAAGATGACGAACGTTTTAGAGGTCTAGGACTTGAAGAAATTTTGAAAAGTAAATATAATTATCAGAAGGGTCTTGATAATCTCAAAGAGATTGAAATAGACATTAGTCTAGGAGGCTCTTCTCGTAAGTATGTTTATGATGAATTTGATGGAGATGACTTAAACTATGATAGACTTCTTGAAGGCTTTCCAGCAATGCGAAAACGAGCCAAAACATACGGAATCGGAAGTGGACGTTTAGTTAATGTATATGTAGTTATATCAGAGAATTGTTGTGTCGGAGCAAGTGCTATGATCAATAAAGCTTATACAGCTATACAGATAGTAGACATGCTAGAGGCAATGGGCTATCGTGTTGCAGTATGGGCTTGCGATTCTACTGATGATCCAAGTGGAAGGTTTCGAGAAGAAAATGGTGTACACTATCAACTAGAAGTATGTCTTAAACGACATGAAGATACGTTAAATAAAGGTCTAATATTAAATGGTATTAGTCCCTGGTTTTTTAGGTATTTTATGTTTGCTCATCAGAAAGGTCATTATAAGAATGGCTTTGGAATGGGACATTCAGTACCAATGAAACTAGAACAGACTAAAGAAAACATAGTCATTAATAACGGACAATGTTTGACTAAAGAGTCAGCAGATGCAAAAATAAAAGAAATTGAACAGTTATTCAAAGTTGAATGATATTGATATGCGATGAACAGCAGCTATGTGATATCCCACATAGTGATGAAATGTAAAATCATTATTTAAATGGTAGGTTTGAGTCCTACAAGATATCAATCAATTTTGTCAGTTGGGGGAAGAATAGCTTCCGTGTTATGGAGCATAGGAAGATTTTTCTGTCTCTTAATATTTGCACTATAGATTTTGCCGGGTTGAATGTTGCTTGAGGTTCATAAGTTATTTGGACCAATATGAGTAAAATATAGTACTAGTGCTTTTCTATACAACCAGATATTTCTGCAAACAGAAACTGAAAAAGATAACTAGGAGATAGTTCACTGAATTTACTAATTTTAACAAATATTATCCTATAGTAAGTGCTATAGGATACACTGCGGAGGTGGAGCAATGGTAGCTCACTAGACTCATAATCTAGAGACGAGGTTCGAATCCTATGTCCGCAACTAACCAATCGTACAAAGTATGTATGATAAAAGAAGGGTAAAACTACCCACAACTATTACTTTGGATTATATATTATCTAAAGTAACCGAATACGACATATATGCTCACTACCTTGGGCAGTTTAAGGTTGGAGCTATCTATAATAGTCCCTTTCGGAAGGATAAAAACCCTTCTTTTGGAATCTACTATAGTAAGCGAACAAGACAACTTTTGTTCAAGGATCATGGTAATGGTGAATGTGGTAATGTAGTTAAGTTTGTATCTTTACTTAAAGGTATAACTAATTACAATGATATACTAAGTGACATAGTAAATCAATTAAAGATTACCCCAGACACTAAACTCGATAGCTCAAAGCAATACATACCTTCTTCTGAGACAGTAATTGGTGTAGTAAGACAGAATTTTACTTCAGTCGATACCAATTATTGGTCTCAGTTTCATATTTCTCTATCCACACTAAAGAAGTATGATGTAAGTAGTATTAAGTATTATCTATGTAATGGTATAGTGAAAGGTATATATAAGAATGATAATCCTATGTATGCTTATAAAGTTTATAATAACTTTAAAATCTATAGACCATTAGGAGATAAATATACAAAGTGGAGAAACAATCTAACTGAGTATGATATACAGGGCTTTAAGCAATTACCTAAGAAAGGTGACATACTCTTTATTACTAAGAGTTTAAAAGATGTGATGTGTCTATATGAGATGGGAATACCAGCAATATCTCCATCATCAGAAAGTACATTCATACCAGATGACATCCTAGAAGACCTTAAGAAGCGTTTTAAGCGCATTATTATACTCTTTGATAGAGATGTAGCTGGAGTTAAATATAGTCGTAAGGTGAGCCTTAAAACAGGCTTAGAGGCAATGTTTATGCATAAAAAGTTTGAGGCAAAAGATATCTCTGATGCTGTAAAACAAAATGGATTTGAAACTATAAAAGAATGGTTGCAAAACGAAATAAAAAGAAATAGACAAAAGGTAGAGTAAAAAATGCTACACCTAATGTCTACGATGGTATAAAGTTCCGAAGTAAACTTGAAACTTATACTTACAAAAAACTGAAAGAAGCTAAGATTCCAGCTGAATATGAGTCAACTCACTTTGAGTTAATACCCAAATTTGAGTATAACGGAGAAAAGGTAAGAGCTATGACTTATTTACCTGACTTCGTAGGCAAGGACTTTATAATAGAATGTAAAGGACTCATGGGAGATTCATTCCCATTGCGCTGGAAGATTTTCAAATATACTCTAATGCAGAGTAAAGCGAACTATAAGTTATACTTAGTTCGTAACCAAAAACAAGTCGATGCTATGATCGACGAATTAAAAACTAAAAAATAACAGATTATGTCAGAATTTATAAAATTAGGTAATAAAATAGTGACTAAACCCACCGGTCTTGATTATGATTTGATCAACGGGAAAGTGTATAATTTGAAGTACAATCGCTACGAAGGTATGTCGTACTTTGAAGAAGATGGATCACTAAACTTGCCTTCAAGAGTGTATTTAACAGAAGATGATAAGACATTTATTCATCGTGTCAATACTTATTTTGAAAAGACCAGTAAACTTTCTACTGGTGTAATGCTCAGTGGTATCAAGGGCACTGGCAAAACTGTTATGGCAAAAGTAATTGCACGAAATTCGGGTCTTCCTGTCATTGTAGTAAATGAGGATTTCCCTACAAGTAAGATTAATGACTTTTTCTGTAAGTTCTCTCATCCGGTTGCTGTCATCTTTGATGAGGTAGACAAGCATTGGGATACGGAAGACTTGTTAGGATGGTTAGATGGTGTGCAGACTAATGCAAAGAAACTTGTTCTGTTTACATGTAATAATGAAGACAGAGTAAATAGTTATTTGAAAGATCGCTGTTCTCGTGTACGTTATAACCGTCATTTTGAAGCAAACGATAATGCTCGTTTCTTGAAGGAAATCCTGAAAGATAAGGGTATTGCTGAGAATGATATTGAAGAAACTTATGATTTTGTTGTAAGCAACTTCGACTTGTTATCTATTGATAACATTCTGTCATTTATTGATGAAAAGTTGATATTCTCCGAATTGTCTAACAAAGATATTTTGAAGGATATGAACATTGCTAATAAGAACGGAAAACATTCTGAAGATGATTCAGAATCGGATAGTGAGGTAACTACTATCAATTTTGATGAAGATGACGATGATGACGAAGACGATTACACGCCTTGCGATTGCTAAAAATAGGCAGGAGAAATCCTGCCTTTAATTTTCTATTATGAAAATATGTGGAATAAGCGATATACATGGTGAGTTTATCGATACTCCTGTATGCGATGTATTGTGTATCTGCGGAGATATAGTTGGTTTAAATGATCAACGAGCTTTAGATGCATCTCGTAAATGGTGGTATAATAGATTTGCTAGTTGGGTTAACCGACAACCATGTGATAAAGTTATTATTACTCCAGGTAATCATGATTTCTTTCTAGAAGATGCCTATAAAAAAGGTTATCTTAGCGAACTCAAACAAGATTTATCAGTACGTACTAATGGTAAATTAGTAATACTAATAAATGAAGAGTATACATATAATGAGATTAAGTTCTATGGATGTCCATTTATAAATCCTATACCTTTTCAGGAAGGTAGATGGGCTTTTGAAGCAGAAGATGATGCTGATTATTATGTATCTGCCAGAGATGTAGATGTGTTTATTACTCATGATAATCCATATAAAAATACGTCATTAGAATATTGGTTAGGTAAAACTAAAACTAATAATTCTATTTACTTATATGGACATTGGCATGATGGACCTTCTAAAGAAGAGAATAAAGCATTTAACTGTTCTATGTTAAATGATATGTATAATCGCAAAAAAGGTTGGAAACCTATAGAGATAGAAGTAATGACACCTAGTGATAAGATTGAAATAAACAAAGAATATTTAGCTATACTTATTGATTCTTTTAAGACATTTAGTGCGTTAAAAGGAAATAATATAGGTATAGATGAAGTAAAAGAATTTTTTGCACTTCAAAAAGAATACCTTGGAATGACGTCTGAAGAAGATGAAGTAGAATTACCAGTAACTAGAGAGGAGATAGAAGATGAACCTGATACAGAAGATAGTGAAGAAAGCGAAGGAGAAGATTGATGAGATTCTCTTAATTCGTAAAGTAAAGAATGAAGTAGAATCTATGATTATTTTTCGAGAAGAATCTATAAACAGAAGTAAAGACACAATATGGAATTGTCTTGAATGTGGAGATGTAACTAGAGCATTTATGTATTACAAAGAAATACAAAATGCTAAGAAAGTTATTAAAGAACTCGAAGAGTTTAAAAGCTTTGTCTTAGATAATGAGAAAAATGAAAATTGATATACCGTACTATGAAGATAATACTCGTATATCTAATTCAGCTATTGGATGGTTTTTGAAAAAAGGACCAAGATATCTACGTGATATGCTTGATGGAAAAGAAGAAGGTATTAGCGGAAAGTATCTTGAGAAAGGTACTATGATACATGAATACATTCTTCAACCAGAAGAGTTTTGGAAAGACTACGAGATATTAGATTTCGAAGTGCCGAGAGTAAAACAACAGAAAGACCTATGTGAAAAGTATTATAACTACAAACTGACAGATCCTCTCGAATCAGAGGAGAGCATATTATTATCAGCATATAACTTTGCTTATAATAATAAGAAGTCAGATGAACAGAAGTTAACTGAGGCAAAAAGTATAGTAGAAAACTATGGAAAGTACATAAAGTATTTGGAAATAGGTGATAAGAAAAAGATAATTTCCTTTTCTGATCTTACTATGCTAAAACAGATTAAGACTAATCTTGAGGAACATGTTGCAGCTAATAAGTTGTTATTTGATGTTCCTACTACATATGAATGTCATAATGAGTTTCATATTAATTGGGATTATAAAGGAATACCTTGTAAATCATTACTTGATAGAGTAATGTTTGACCATGTTAATAAGAAAATCGTTTTGATAGACCTTAAAACTACAAGTGATGTTTATAACTTTAAGCATTCCGTAGAGGAATTCGATTATTACAGGCAAATAGCTTTTTACATTTGTGCTATTACCTGGTATATGCTTAATGAACTAAATCTTAATGTAGACGATTATGATTTAGAAGCATATATAATCGCTATTCAGACAAATGGAAATAATGAAGTGAGAGTATTTAACATGTTTAACGAGGATGAATTACTAAATCGTAAAAATGTAATATCTGACGCTTTACAAAGAATATCATATCATATCAATTCAAACGATTGGGATCATACCATAGAGTATTATACTAATGAAGGAATTGAAGAACTATAACCCAAAGACAGAAGAAGAAGTGTTGTTGTCAATTATGCTGGATAGTTGCGTGATCACAGATCATGAAGAAGCTATCATGGAAGTAGAAGAGATACACCCTTTTGAAATGTCTATGGTATAATGGATTTTAGCAAATATAACAAATGGCTGCGGTATTATGCAGCCATTTTTGATTTAAATCCAGATGTATTTAATACTGAAAAATTTATAGATGTAACAGTTGTAAATAGCAAAAGTATTGGAATAATATATTCTAATCTATATGATCAGTATATAATACAAGAGCTCACATACAATCGATTTTTCTATAATTGTAGAATTATTGATTACAAAGATACAAAACGGTATACATATGTTTTTACCTTAACAGAGGAAGAAGCTATCTTACTTTTTGATAGAATAAATTCAGTTGGTAATATGTTACTAACTAATGATTTCTATATGAAAGTTTGTATCACTTGGAAAAAATATTTAGACAATTCATTTTATGAATGTTTATATATGTAACATTGAACAACAAAAAAGCCAGGCTTGAACAACCTGGCTTTACTTTTTTAATCACCTGCAATCTATTTTTCATAATACCTACGCTTACTAGGTATATCATTAAGTTCTTTAATATTCTTAAACGGAGTAGATTGCCACAAAGCTTTTTCAAATCTGGTATTACCTTTATAAGCACCTCTAGTAATTTTCTTATTAGGTTTAACATCATCTCTAATAGCTCCCTAGCTTAAATCAGCTGGGTAACTAATAATAGAACCAAAGTTATCTATAAGACTATATAGAGGAGTAAGAGTTTTAATTGTACCATATATATCTACTAGGTTATATGGAGCTCTAGATTCAAATGAAGTACGAGCCATTACATATGCAAATAAGTTAAGTAATTTATTCTTCTTATCTTTATCTGCAGCTTGTCCTACTATATAAGAAATAAATGGCCACATACCTAATATAAGAGGTAGTTCTATTTTAAGCTTTTTCATATTAGTACGAGTAAGTTCATCTTCAAATCCTTTATTAAGAACTAATTTATTGAATAATTCACTCATAACATTAATATTTTTTCTATCTTTATAGATCTATCCAAATACTCTGAGAGGAGTACGAAGAAGTCCTTCTACATATCTCTAAGAAGTATAGTCCCATTGTTTCTCCATAGTCCATCTTTCCTACATAATGATAGGAATATATTGTCTATGCATCATACACATAGCTCCAAATATATTAGTAGTAAACTGTGCTTTCTACAATGGAGTAAGCTAACCATCAGCAGATCCAGCTAGATTCTTAGCTGTATTACCAATAGTATGCTTAATAGCATCTATAGCTTTCTAATCTTTAGGATTAATAGCTACTATTCTACCACCTACAAACTTGATAGAGCCTTTAAATGAAGTTAACCTTTTCCAGTTATCTTTAGTTTCTTCAGTTCTACCATATTTAGTAAAATAGTCTTCTTTTGACATGAACTAACCGTTTACATTTCTATAGTTGTACATAACAGAATTTAAAATTTGTCCCTTAATAAAGTAATCAGAGGCAGTGTAAGCATGGAATGCCCACTCATTTTGTAATACATTAAGAGCTCTGTTAATATTAGTACGTCTATATAAACTCTCAGTAGTAGATCCTACTTCAAAGTAATCCATCAATGCCATTTGTTGACTCTTATAATTCCTATTACCAGCATTGATACCATATTTAAAGGTATCGTATATCAGGTCCTTAAATCCATTAACAGCATCTTCAAAGTCATAAAACCTTCCTGTGATAACATTAACTAAATGAGAATGTAATGCAGTAAAGAAACCAGTAAAGGCACATGCGTAATTCAAACCTAGATTTCGAAGAGTACCAAATGCACGAAGCATATTAAGAAGTTTAGATATGTTATACTCTCTATCTTTAATTGAAAAAGTAATAGAGTTAAGTTTAACATCATAAACATTCATATTAATGAACTTCTCTGCAAACTTATATATATTCGTCTCTTTACCTTCTTTAGGTTGAATTTTCTATTTAAAGAATCTTTTAACGCTAGCAACTACACCATTCATAGAACCAGTATAAGCTCTCTATCCTAAGAATGCTTTGATATTCTCTACTTTAGCTTTAATAGCACTCTTCTATTTATAGTTCTCAGCCATCTTAAAGTACTGGATAACAGAACCAACCATATCAGCTGATATAGTAGCTGGGTTATCTAAGTCTTTAATGAAGTATTGAGGAATCATAGCTAAAGAAGTACCATCAGGAGCAGTCTTAACAGATTTCTGAATACCTACATCGTCCCCTTTAACAGATATAGCGTCACGTAAATAACTACCTATACCAGTAAGAGGATTATAGTTATGAGCTTTCAAGAATTTATACATAGATCCAGATATCTATGGGAGCTTGTATTTATTTAAACCATGAAGATTATCTAACTTACTATTAGACTCAGCCATAGTATTAATTAAAGCTTCTCTAAGAGCATTTAGTTTAGGATCGCTAGTAATAGCTTTAAATGCTTTACTGTTATCATATATAGATACTTTTGGTTGATAGTACTCATCATTCTTTCTATCAAATTTCTTATTATAGAAAGGAGATTCTTCTGATAACTCAGTAAAGTTCATAGAAGGTTCTATTGATATATACTTAGAATCTTTAGGAACTATCTTAGTATAATAAGATTTAGGTACAGTTCTACCTTGAGCATCTACATAAGTATGTTGTAATTCAAATAACTACAAAGAACCAGGATTATCTTGATCTGCAATAGCAGCGGCACTATAGTCTCTTCTATACTACTCTGTTGGAACAGTCTTAGCTATATCATCAAACTTAAGACCTTCTTTCTTTGGTCTCTTTTTAGACTTTCTAATCTGACGTAACTTTAAATCTATTCTATTAAGTAGGTTGATAGTAGAGTTAGGCATGAGATTAACATTTATCTCTCCAGATTTATCATCTCTGAAAGTATTAAGTATATCCCTTTTTTGACGGTTTAACTCTTCATATGCCTCACCATAATCAGTTCTATCTATCTTTGATAATAGTTCATAGAACTCTTGTGAGTAAACAGTTCTAGTATTTCTATCTATCCATTTTTGATATTCTTTAGGACTTAGAGTAGCTTCTTTTTCTTTACGTACTTCTTCAAACTTTTGCATATTGGTCTTCATCTTAAGACCTTTAGCTAGCTTGTCATTTAATTCTGATAATTCATCAGCAATAGCTCTCTCTACACTTCCTAGAGGTTTTTCATTTCCATAGATGTCATACTTACTAGATAGCTATTTCTTCTCTAGGAATAGCTCTTGTAATTGATTCCATTCTTCATCAGTAAACTTCTCATAGTGTACGATTCCATCTATATCTCTGTACTTACTTGAGATATCTCTGATTTTAGTAGTAACCAATTCTCTAGCATTAGCTGCTTCATCACTCAATTGATAGAATGCTTCATAGTACTCCTTGGTATACTTACGCTCACAGTGATTAGATAGCCATTCATTCTTTCTACGATTATACTCTATTCTAACGCTTCTATTTTCTGGAGAAGTAAGGTCACCAGGATGTAATCCTAAATCTGTTCTTAACTACTTTAGATAGTTATTATAATCATTCTAGAATCTTCCATAGTTTCTATCTCTAACGATGTAACCAGTAGTTTGTCCGTTTTCATCTACTTCAAATAAAGCTTTTTGATTATTGTTAGCATCCTTTAACAGCCTAAGTAAATCCTAAGCTTTATTAAATGTGTTACTATTAATCTTATTTTCTGTATCTTGAAGTATCTTGTATAAGGATTTTACTGCATCATCGTTGATTTTATCACCAGCACCTAACCATCTTGTTAAGAAAGATATATCATTATTTGTTTCCTTACTCTGTTCTACTAAGTAATTATAGATAGTAGGAGAATTAGCTTTAATTCCATTGTCTAACATAAGACGTCTAGCATTCTCTACCTACATTCTTTTTACATGATCGGAACAAGCATCAAGTATTTGTTTACATAATTCAAGCTATTTTAACAAAGAATTATATTCTGGTTTACCAATTATTTCCTAATATTCAGATAAATTAACTAAAGAATTGTAAACTTCATCTGCATACTTGCAATAAAAACCAAAATAATTCCTGTTAAGAGATACTAATCTTTCATCAGTAAGAGCATTTACTCTACCGTTATATGCATCAACTACTTCTTTAGCTATAGTTTTAACATCACTTACTAATTCTTTAGTAAAATTAGTAATTATATCTATATCACTAATAATATCATTCTATAGATTCTTAATCTGATACTTTATATGCTCTCTAATTTCATTTCTCTAGTAACTATCTGTTTCATCTAAAGCGCTTAATCTAGATTGTAAACCTTTTTCAAGATTTTTTCTAATAGATTTAAGTCTATAATCTAATTCCTCTTGGGTATTGAACTAATACTTATTAAAGTTATTTACTTTTTCTTCAATACTATTAGCATTCTCTTGAGTAGTACGAGTAAACTCAGCCTGTCCCTACTATTGAGAATATTGAGAAAATATGTATTCTCCATTTTCATCTATTACTTTAGATAATTGATTACTTGAATTACCTTTATTCTTTTTCCAATCTTTAAATTGTCTTACATCACTAATAGTACCAAGAAAATGAACGTTATTCTTAGGATGAAATATAATAGCTACATCTGATCCAAATTCGTTATTTGCTGAGTTTGAAAGAATGGCGTCATTATTTTGTTGTTTTGCTTTGGTAAATAATCCTCTTTGTTCTTCATAGTATGTATTTTGTCCAGTTTCCACTATTGGATTCTTAACGTTTAATACGGCTGGAACAATTCCTTTTTTCACCTACCTGCTATTCCAAATAGATTTGAATTCTTCACTTTTTCTAGCAATCCAGTCATTAAATGTTTCCTTACCGTATCTTATATCAAATACTTCCTCAAAGAATTCCTTATCTGTTTTATGTTCATACCCGTATCTAGCTTTTCTTTCAGATAAATATTTACCATTATTTCCGCCTTTGTCTCTATTAAATATTCCTTTTTTGTTAGGAGACTGTTGTCTGGTATTTGGTCCTATTATTTCATTTTTCCATTCATCAGATTCCATTCTACCGTTACCGAGAGCTTCTTTTAATTCCCACCACAGTTTAACCCAGTTATTAAAACCTTCATTATCTGAGATGCTCCTATTTACTCCAGAAATATACTGAAGCGACGCCCAAGGTTGTCTGTTAAAATACATCTCTGAACCAGTTTCTGGAGCTCCTGAACCCTTTTCTCTATTAGCTGTATTTAAACCGTCTGTAAAATCAGAATTCGTACCATGCCAATATATATCGGTTACTTTGGATTCTGGAAATATTTCACTGATATATGAAGAGTATTCTTCTTTAGTACCGATTTCTTGAAGTTTCGGATTTATGTCAAATAAAAAATCTACAGCTTCTCTATGATGATCTAAAACTTCATTAGCTGAACGATTAGTATAATTTCTAAACCACTCTCTAAATTCGTCTTTAAATGTATTAGCTTTATGGATGATAGCTTGTGTTCTATCACCTTCGTAATAATCTAGAAGATCTGAAAATAGCTTAGACTAAGCCCCGTTAGGAGCCTAGTCTATAGCATAACCATTATTCTCAGATATTACGTAATAAGCAGCGTCCTCACCCAACACTTGAGCCACTTCATCAAGGGCTGCTTTAACCTTTTTATCTTTTATATTTAAACACTGCATTATTCACATTCTTTTTTACGTTTCTTACCTAATTCTACTAATGCACCCATATCTTGAGCATCTTCTTCTAGCATTATTTCACTGAATATATCAGTTTCAACCTGTTGATCAAACATTTCTGTGAGATTGCCAACATCCTATACCTCTTGAAGTTCTTGTACTACATCCATCATAGCATCAATGGGATCAAATTGTTCTTGGAATGTATCATATACAAACTCATTAGCTTCTTGCATCATTTCGTCTGTAATAAATTCTTCATTAGATTGTACTACTTCACTGGCATCAGTAACATCTACAACATTACTAATTACTGGATTACCATCTTCTATTCCAGCTATCTCTTTAGCATCCTATTGTAACCTTACTTTAATAGAGTTTACATTAGTAGGCATAAATTTAATAGTAACATTTGCATCCTTTGGCTTACGGAGAGTAGTTAAAGCTTGAGCTTCTATCTAACCTTCTGTAAGTAATGATTTCTCATTAAAGGAATTCTCTGGGAATGCAGATGGTTCCAAACTATCTTTTTGGAATTCCATTACTTTGAATCCATTATCGTTAATACCAAGTTTAGGTATCCTTTGATAGATATACTTAGTACCTCTAGCAATTGGTTCTCCTTCTTCATTAATATATTGGGTAGTACCTACTAATCTATAGAGTTCTGTAGTCTTAGCGTTTCCTGAACCATTAACTACTTTAATAAATTCTTTGCCTCTAGTAAGACTAGAACCAAATAAGTCTGTTTTAAGAGTTAATTTACCATTGACAGTATAGTTAGAACGAGATAATATCTTATCTCCTTTCTCTAATTGTAAAGAATATGGAGTAACTACCTAATCGTCCCACCACATATTTCTAGCAATTGCTATATTTATAGAAGGGAAGTACAGAGCTTCCGCATTATCATTTTCTTGTGCAATTAGATCATAGGCTACTTTGTTAGAAGAAGTTCTAAATTGAGTAAGACCTTCTTTTATAACAGAAGTATAACCGTTCTATATCTTCCAGTCAATAGGTACAAGATTGAAGAATGAATTCGGACCAGTTTCATCATAAGAAGTAAGATAAGCATACTTAGCTAAATCATTAGCAAAGTCTCTTATAGCTTCATCTTCTGACTCTAACAGTTCTGCAAATGCAGATACTAATTGATTCTCTGTATCAAAATCATTATTCAATGAAGAATCAGACAATACAATTCTATCTACGATTTGTACATTACCATCACCAGGATACTCTTGTAAGTAGTTAAGTAATTCATTTTTAATAGTACCATCTTGGTTAATCAACGATGGGAAGTTGTTCTTGTTTTCAAGTATGTACTGTTTGATACCAGTTAACCTCTTGCACATACTATTACTTCCATATAACATCTCTACCAATTCTGAATCTGTAGCACTAAGTGCAGGAAGAGATCTAGTTAATCTAGCTCTTATTATAGAATCTATATACTGAGCAAACTGATTAACGAATTTCTTATCTCCTACATGCTTATAAGCTATAGCTTCTGTACCATTAGAATAAGTAACTGTTTTAGCTTCTCCAAATATACCCATAGCAGATGTAAATATATTCTGATATACTTGAGTAGCTGGGAACACCTGAGTCTTTAGTATTTTTCTTGGAAGAGACGTACCATGATGTAATTTAGTACTTAAGAATGTCTAACCAAAGTATGTACGTAAAGCAGCTTGAGGATTATTCTAATCGAAGTCTACTCCTCTAATAGTAAACATCTCACCTTTATCAGTGATGAATGTCTCGTAAGAGTTTCTAAAGTTCATCTATTGAGCTAAAGTATTACCGAATTTCTTAGTATCAATCTATGAACGATGTACTAATTCACTAAGAGTTTGAGCATCGTTAGATAGTTCTTTATAAGCCTTAAGAACCAATAACTATTGATACATAGAAGCAACACTACCTTCATTTTTACTCTATAAAGAATGTATAAGTCTACTATCGTCGAAGGTCATACTTCTGTCAATAGCTCTTTCGTTGCTATTAGTTGTAATTTTATCAAGTCCTACTTCATCAGCAAAACCATTATAGATTTCTTCCCATTGAGACTTATTAGTAGATAGATTAGAAATAGCATTTCTAAGTTTGGTACCATATTCTTTATATAGGGAAGCTACTATTTGATTTTCAGTAACAGTATCTACACCATAAACACCTTTGTTAGCAATCATGGCATTAGCGAACTTCTTAAGTACAGGTTGTGCTAAGAAGTAGAATGCGCTTTTACCCATACCACCACGTAACAATAAGTTAGTCATGTTATAAGTAATCTGGTTAACATTTAGTGTCATAATGTAAGGATCTTTAGCAACGTCTACATGAGCATTGATCATGGCAGATAACCAGTCAAGTATTCTAAATCCGTCTTTACCTCTAATTTCATCTAACTAGCCGAGTCCATAAGGATTACCATTAGAGTAGGCCATATTAAGATGTACTAGTTGAGTTAAACAGTGATTAGTAGAATTCAAAGCGAATGGAGCGATACCAGCTTTACCACCAGTATATTCTTCTTTACGTGCTAACTGGAAAGATGGAAGCAATTCATACATCGGTAATGCTTCTTTCTTAACAGAAGGTTGAATTAAAGGAAGAATATCATTCTGTAATAATTTAGTAAGAGTATCAATAGAAGCTCTAGTTTCTGCCATATTCTTATTATCAGATACTGCTATCTAATAATTCTGAATAATTCTATTAGTAAGAGCTTTTTGATTCTGTTTAGATGCTGGTAATTCTACACCGTTCTCATCAACTTCATACTGTATTATCTTACCATTCTCGTCATAGTTAAGAGTAGCCAAATACAGTTTATCAACGTCAAAGTCAGAACCAGTCATTGCAGTAAACTCATCTGGTACAATTACAGTATCACCAATTCTATCAGGAAGTACGTCTACTACTTTAAAACTAAATGTAGAAGACAAACCCTATGTAGGAATACGGTAACCAACTCCTACAGGTGTAGACGAAGTACCGATAATACCTTTCTCCAATAACCATTTTCTCATTTGACCATAGCTACCTTGAAACTCTTTCGGTACTATATGTCTAAAGAAGTTAGTACTTAGAACTACGTCCATACTACCATCTTCATTCAAGAAACGCAGTTTCTTACCGTCATTGATAGCAAAACCTAATGCTGATTGTTTTCTAGCACCTGTAGCTTTGAAACCAAAAGAAGACATCTGTACAGCTGAACCACCAGGAGTATTAAGATCTACAGCATGTTTGTTTACATAAGATATTAATCTACTTTCAACCCATCTACGAGAACTTGTAGCAGCCAAAGGAACTTTAAATTCCCCGCTAGCATCTAGTTTAAATCCTTCTATAACTTCATTAGACATTCCAGAAGATACAGCTTGGCTAATAAGATATTCAGATAATTGTCTGTTATCAATAGAGCCATTGCGATAGAATCTTTTAATTACTTCGCTAGATCCCTTAACAGATAGAGCATTGATGGCATCCATTACTTGGTTCTTAAGTTCAGAACCAGTTATAGACTTACCTTTATTCTCTCCATATATACGATCATCTACTAGATTGCCAAGACATATCTTAACTGCTTGTGTACCAAAGGAACGATCTGTGTGTTCGTGAGGATCAGTATTCAGCTGTAAACGAAGATTACTTATATCCTATGTGAATACTGGAAGATTACCTTCTTGCTGGAATACATTATAAGAGGGCTTCATTAAGTCTTCTGTATTGAATGTATTATTACTAGTATCTTTATAGGTCTAATACTTCTGTCTACCCCCTACTTTAACCGCTGATTCAAAAGTAAGCATATCAATAACACCTAACTCTTCATTATTCATGCGGTCGTATAATAGTCTGTTATCTGCCTTAGCAAGTACTTTGAACATAGGGAAGATAGCCATCTTATCGAATACTGGAATATTAAGATTAAGCTTATCATCTTTATGGTCTCCAAAGTAAACCATTTTCAATGGATTAATAAGAGCAGCACTAGTTTTAGCATACTTAACAGGATCATTCATCCAGCTTTCATCATCGCCTTCCATTATATTATAAGCTTCCTCGATAGCATCAGACCATTGACCTAACGCTTTCATTATCTTACGATACAATGCTGGACGAATATAAACAGCTGCGTCAGATTGGTTAATCTAACCATCTGCATAAGGATTAGCGCTATTCTTTGAGTAAGAATCTACAAATTTCTTCTGTTCATCGTCAAGTGAATTATAGAACTCTTCCTCTTTCTCTTTAGTACTCAAAGCCTCAATAAGCTAATTATCATTATATTCTGGATGTTGTTGACTAAGCAAGTCTCTAAGAATAGAATTTCTAAATATATTCAACAACTGTGAATGATATTCAGATCCTATCTCATTATCTTTAAGATGAAGAACACTAATGTTTGTATTATTCTCTTCCGGATTTTCCCATATTGTTCTTAGATTAGTACCAGTAGATAGTACGGCTGACAAACGTTTAATCTTGTCTACGTCTCTACCCGATATAACATCATAAGAAGCTATAACATTACCACCATCATCTGTAATATCTTTCTTAAACTTCTTCCACTTATAATATGCAGGATCTCCAGTAAAACATTTCTCTACCTCTATAATAGACAATGCACTATTTGCAACATGAGAACCGATTGCTGAGAACAAAACATCTTCTTCAAATAAGTAACTAAGATTAGAAGGATACATCTGTTTATTAATACCTTTACGATAGTAAGACATTATATTATACGGAACAAGTTTATTATAGTAATGTCCATTACGTATTCCAACTATACCTCTATCTAATAGCTTAGCTAATTCTCTATTTGTAGCTCCTACAAGTAGATTATTAAGAGCACTAAATATAGGTGCAGAACGGTTGTATTCATCCAAAGTATTTACATTTTCTTTTTCAAACATAAGAACTTTTAAATCCTTCAGATATTTCATTACTTCTTCAGTTGAACCGTTTGCTTCAATATTAGCAAGATCTTCATTGACATTAATAACATTATCTCCAACTCTTAAACTACTAAAGTATCTGAATCTACCACCGTTTCCGGATGCATCCATTTTACCATTCTTAATCTTACCATGATAGTTATCCACTCTCAAGGTAGGATTACTAGCTACATAATCTTTATGAGCATAATAATCAAATACAGCATCAAATTCATCTAACCAATAGTTAGCAAATATATTTAAAGTACTTTCACTAAACTTTCTATCGGCATTGATAAACATCTAGAAATCTTCTGGCACTTCCTGACCTAACATTTCATAATAGTTCAGATCTCCTTCATTCAATTCTCTAGATGTAATGAAATCTCTAACTAACTATAATCCTGATATACTATACCATGTCTTCTTATCAGACATAGTAGGTAATACCATTTGATTATTAAATGTTAAGGTAAGCTTAGCAACATAGTCTTCTACAGGAGTTATACCAAAGTAGTCTCTACTAGTATCTCCTATGTTTAAAGCTAAGAAGTTATGTAATTTAAAATTGACCCCATTAGCATTAGCTATAAGACTTCTCTTACTATAAGGAGTACTTAATATTTGTTCTCTCTTACCATGAGTATTCTAGTTAAGATTACGAATCTAATCAGTCATATAGTTGTTTTCACTGATAGGATATACCAATGCTCCATCTGCTCCAGTAACACTAAATTCTTGTGGAGAAGGGTGTACCTTACCATAAGCAACGGCCATTAGATTGATCTATGCTGTAGGAGAACTATAGTTAAATATTCTATCAATAGTTCTAGCAGAACCTTGTCCAGCTCTCTTTTTAATAGAGCTAGCCTTAGTACTACCTAACAACATAATATCTCCAAGAATACCTTTGTTGAAAGATTGTAATTGTTTAGTAGCTTTTCCTCCTACTTGATTCTCCAACTGGTAATTAGAATCCCAAAACGCAATAAACTTATTAAGCTACGGTATAGCAGTAAGATTAGTATCTGCAATTTGTCCAAGTAAGTAATTTAAAGATAATTCATCAAACGGTATTTGAATAGCATTACATATTTCAATGAAGTCATTCTTCATTTGTTGCAATAACAATTCCCCATCTTGTAGATTCCTTCTATCTTTTCTTACTTTAGCTACAGTCTTATCTATGTTTGCACGTCTAGCTCTTATATATGATACTGATTTAGGATTAATATACCTTTTACCATCATCATCAGTAAGTACATTATTTGAAGCAAAGAATGCTTTAGACCATCTTGATGGTAATCTTCTGATCTTTCTAAGATTATCACTATCCATTACTTCCCAAATAGATCTTTTAAGAGCAGCGGCAGTTTCATAATCTCTTTGTTCATCAGACATATCGTAAGTAATATTAGGAGTATCAGATTTTACATTGATGGTATTCATCTAAATCTTAGCACTCTTAATAGTAACTTCAAGTTGAGTCTTAGTATTCTCATCTATAGGAGTCTCTTCTGATGTAAGTATCTCATGTAGAGCGTAGAAGAATGGATCAGTTTCGGCTAAACGTGCAGCAGTATTGACAATATCTTCATATTTATCAATGTTCCACATATTTTCCATAATCTTATTCCATACTTCATTGAAAGGTTCAGTAACAGGTAAACCAAATACATCATCCAACACTGGAGATATTTGTTTCTCTACTACTCCCGTGTCCTCATTCTTTACAAAAGTATATTCATACTTAGGTACAGAGTAGAAGAACAACTTAGCACGGAATGCGATATTATCTTTCTTACTAGCTTCTCCTTGATTCTTATCCCAAGTATTATCAGGCTTGTCACCAGTTTCAGTTTCAAGACGAGTATCCTCTTCTGTTTCTACTTTCTCTACTTCTCTAATACCTAGTTGTTCTAAACGAGCTAATATATTTTTCTTAAAGATGTCCTTATTAGTTACTACATCTTCTACTAATGGAGCATTTTCCTCAGTAATCCAACCACTATCTAATTGTGTTTGAATAGTATCAAACATTCCATCAATATTCAGTTTTCTAACATCTTCGATACTTCTAATATTGTACATACTCAATGAAGTAGATACTAAAGAACTAACCATCTTATAGTAAGTATCTGCATCAAGTATATTAGGCATATTCTACATCTGTTCCTTAGAAAGACCAGGAATATAATAGAATACACCTTCATCGTATTTATTATAGAACTCTTCTTTAGCTCCTTGAGGTATTTGATATTTAGCAAATTGACCACTCTAGATAGCTCTAAACAGTCTATTCTACAATGTAGGTTTACCTAAGAAAGCTCTAATATAATCTCTTACATTTTTAAAAAATTTAACGAGTTTATATTTCAGAGTAGGATTCTCTTCATTAAGCATATAGCTTTTGAATTCTTCTGCTAGAGCTTCTTCTACTTCCTGCCTAGTCATGTTCTCAGTACCACTATGAGTATTAACATACTCTTGATAAACCTGATTACGTTGATAATCATTCAACAGAAGTAAGCTCACATAGTGAAATGCTTCATGATATTGTACACCCTCTCCAGAATCTTTAGATAATACAATCTAAGGCATTAATTCATTTGCTATTCTATTAATAGCAACTCTCATAACACCATAAACCTTATTATCACTGGCTGTACGTAATGCAGCATTAGTAACAATAACATTGGTAGGATCAATACCAAGAGTATCTACAAGCCATTGTTTTGCTCTCTCAGGATTGATTGTACCTTCACCTCTTACATCAGAATATACTCCAGCTATAAATTTCTTTGGAGCCTGTGTTACTATCTTATTTCCAGTTTTACCATCAATAATACCCCAACCATATCCAGGAAGTAACTTCTAATCCTACGGTATAGTTAACCCATACTTCTCTAAGTTCTAGGGAGTAGCTGGTTCAGCAATAGTAGGAGTCTTACGATTGCCCTACTTAGGTTTAGTAGGAGCTGGTTCTTGTTTAGATATAGTTTCTCCAGTAGTAGTCACAGCAGCTCTAGGCTGTTCTACAGGTTTCTGTACTGCTTTGTCTATTCTGATATCATCAGTATATACAAAAGGAGCATAGAATGCATGTTCTCCTAAATCAGTTTTTAGCTTACCATTATTAATAAACCAAGCTGCCATTATAGGAGCATCTAAACCTTCCTACTATATTTTAACAGGATTATTATTTTCATCCATTCTATAACCAAGATCTTCTAATCGGAATCTTAATTCTTGTTTATTAAACAAAGTAATAGCTCCGTCTTTTACTAGCTCTGGATGTTTTCTAACAGTATTAATGATACTCTATACAAAATTAGCATCAGGAGCAGACATCAATACGTCTTTATCAGTATTCCAGTGGATATTCTAAGATATATCAAATACTACTCTACGTTTCTATGCCTCTGTTATCTTATCTAATTTAGTAAATCTAGTAGTATATCCCAGCCATGGTCTGCTGTAGTCTCTAAGACTACCTGTAATTAAAACTCTTTCTCCTACTCCATTAGTATATACATGTAACTGTTTTCTGAGTAAGAAATTGAAATTACGTTTCTGTTCATCACTAAGACCTAACATTACTGTTTTACTTCCGTGATTAGCCAACAAACCTAATAAGAATTCGCTACCCTTACCAAATATATTATTTACAAGTAACTCATAGATAAGTTCGGCAGTAGACATAGGAATAGGTTTACCATTCTCATCTACATTCCTAGTACCATCTACATTTCTTGATAATTGTAAATCTTGTGGACTATTGACCCCAGGTATTCTATGAAGTTCCTCAGCCAACATTATAGGAAGAGTAACAGATTGTGAAGGAGTATTCTCCTTCTTGGGTATATAATATATCTTACCAGAATATCCTCTACCTTGTACTTCTGTAGGACCAGATTGGTCTAATTTCTCTATAACATATGGATCAATACCAAATGGACCAGTTCCATATGCTAATTCAACATCTCCGCTTATAATATCTCTAGATAATGCATAAGAATCACTAGGAATATTAAAGTCTTTTACTTCGTTGAGCTTACGATAAATAGGTAATCCATTGCTGTCAGTCTAGTTATTAAGTGTACCGTTACTAATACGCATATTAGTTGGTTTCACATGCTTATTTACTTTAATAGGTAATTTACCATCAGCAAAGTAATTAGGAGCATATGACTTAATAATTCTCTATCTGAGAGATCTTAGATTATTAATCTGATTATCTACTTCTTCCTAATTCATTCCAAGTGCTAACAGATCTTTTCTTAACTGATCTGAAATAGCTCTTAGTGAAGTATTGTAAACCTTTCCGTCTTTCTCTAGTATAAGGTGAACAGCCAGATTATCTATAGCAGAAGTACCACCACGCATATCGTGTGTAGATTGAGTAACTATATAATACGCATCATCTACTGTGCTTAACCATCCTGGAGTAGATAGCATCTCGGCTAACTCTGATCCTGGTCTACGTGTTACGCTACCATTGTTTACAGAAGTAAACTCTACAGGCTTTCCTCCTATAGTAATAGGCATTACTTCGTCAGTGGTAGGAAGATAGAAGAACGTATTAGAAATATAAGCCCTCTTCTACTTACTCTTAGTTACTATAGAATTGCGAGAATCTATGTCTGCGGTCTAGTTAGAAAATGCGGATGGACCAATGGACGGATCGTTGTCATACAGATCAAAATCCTATTGAAACAATAAAGTTTCATCCCCAACAGTAATAGCATTACTCATTTCAGCCATACCAGTAGGATCCCACATTACTTCATCTGTAGTAGGATCGACGAATACTTCATCAGCTGTACCATCTAAGAAGTTAGGTACATCTTCTTCTATCACTTTAGGAGTAAGAGTAGGAGATGGCTCTGGTTCTGGTACTTGGGGTTTGTTAACAGGTTTCTCTTCTTTTATAGGAGTTGGTTCTGGAGCACCTCCGTTTTCAGAATCATCTTGAGTCTCTTCAGTAGCTATATCGTCAGCATTAGTAGTAGGAACTTCTTCTACCTCATTTATTTCTGTTTGAGGATCGGTTACCTGTTCTGCACGATTGTTCTCTATTTCTATTAATACTTGATCATCAGTATTATTATAATCAGCATTATTGATAGCTTCTTCTTGTACTCTGATATCTTCAGTTTTATCCGTATACTCGTCGTTTACTTCAGGTATTTCATCTTCAATTACTACTCTTTCACTTGGAGTTTGTATATCTTCACTAAACTCTTGTTCTAGAGTATTGAGCAATCTTTCAACTTCTGTTACATCAGTTATTTCATCCACAGCAACACGAGGAGCCTCAGTCATTTCATCCTGTGGAATCTCAGGCATGGTTTCAGTTGGTTCTGGTATAGTTTCCTCTACTGCTGCTTGCACTTCGTCTGCCTGAGCAGATATATCAGTAGTTTCTTCTATAGGATCTTGTACAACTGGTTCTTCAGCTGGAGTACCTTGTTCCTCTAGTTTCTCTTGTACTGCTTCTTTCTCTTTCTAATTTCTACGTAATAGATCTCTTTGTATAACAGATATAGCTCTACGTTTAGCTGTAGTTTCTGCATCAGCTAAAGCATCCTCTGCTTCCCATTCTCTATTTACTCTGGAGTCATACTCTTCACGTATCTTTGCTTCACTTCTAGCAGGTCTTCCGGCTGCATCATCTTCATTTGCATACTCTGTAATGATAGCCTGTCTTTGTTCATCTGTAAGATTGTTCCAAGTAGGTTTATACATACGAGTATCGCCTGTATATCTACCAGTTACATATGCTGCATTGTGAAGCATTAGATCAGCTCTAGCCCCATCATTAACATATTTAGCAGCTAATGCTTGCTCTAGTTCATCTTGATACGGTAATTTGATATCTTGTTCAGTAGTAGTAACAAAATCTTTAGCAGTCTATAACTATTCCTTGATGTATTTCTGTATACCAGATATACCATCTACATTCACATCCAGTTCAAGATCTTTCTTTAACTGTTGTAAATCCTACTTTCTGTTACTTAGTTCTTGATCGAGATTACGAAGAACATTATAATTTACTATAGCCAGATTAGCATCAAAATCTAAATTAGGATCAATAGTTTCATCCTATCTAATTCTACCTATAAGATCTTCCAAGTTTTTAGTAGAAGTCTTTGAAGCTTCCGTTTGATCTCTAAGTCTATCTCTTAGATTGATAGCATTCTTGATAATCTATTTGTACTGAGTATCACCATAATTAGCACCCAGTTCACCAGCTATATTATTAAGAGTTCTATTAGAAGTATATTGTGATACTACATTGGCTAGATTGATATCTTCATCAATCATTTCGTCAGTAACGCCACTTGGCTTATAATCTTTAAGGGATTGTAAAGATTGACGTATTCTTCCAAAGTTACCACCTTTACTTTCATTCGCTGCAGATATGAATTGTTCTACTTTAGCATCTTTCTCAGCATCAGCATAATGATCTGCAGTAAGACCTCTAAGTTTCATATCAGTCAATGTCTACCTAGTTCCTTGATATACATCTCTGGAACCATATACTCCAGTCATAAACAGACCAGTAAATCCACCGATAGCCATTTCATTGTGGAGATCTTTATCTGTATTTAGAGTATTATCAGGATGTAAACCATAATAAGCTAGATTAGCTTCCATACCTAACTGAGCCATATTAGCTACTCCATTAAGTATGTTATATCCTTCAACATTATCATACTTACCTTGTTGGTATCTAGAAGATACTATATTCTGAACACCTTCTTCTGTACGCTCAGTAAAGTAACTTATTCCTGCTGCTTTACCTATTTTAGTAAGAGTATTGAGAGCATCTTTTGCAGCTACTTTACCCATAGGGTTCTTTGACATCTTATCAGCCACTCTAGTAAGAGTTCTGTTAATGATGTTTTGACCTGCATCTGCTAATTCTCTATTAGCTACAGATTGAGCCATCTCTGCACTAGCAACTCCAGCAGCAGTTTTACCCAGAGTACGTCTTAAACCATATGCTTTAGATAGCCAATTACCTCCATAAGAGAACATGGTGGACTCTAAATAATCTGGAATAGACAGAGCGGCATTAGTTTCTCTAAGTACTTCTAAACCTCTCTTAGAGTCTTCTAGTATCTGATTATACTGAGGATCACTAGTCTATAAGTTTTGAGCTACAGAAGCTTGGAACAGTTCGTAATCAGTCATATTATCTACGTCATACCCTAATGAAGCTAATTTGGAAGTAGTTTCATTTAGTATCTGAGGTAACTGAATACCAAGTTCATCAGCTCTATTAAGCACCTTTTCTTGATATGCGGAGAATGCTTCTGATGAAGTTTCACTATCACGCATATAAGAAGCAATAGACATATTAATTCCGGCCTCTGTCATTGCATACAACAGAGGTAACGTACCACCAGAAGTAGCAGCAAGAGCTCCCTTAGCAGCATAGTTAAGTAATGTACTAGCTCCCATCTATCCAATCATAGCCCCAAATTCTGAGTAACTACTACCTAGGTGAGGTAAAGCATAATACCAACTCATTGGATCAGATAGATTGATCTCGTTATTCTCAAACTTACGCTTAAATTCAGGATCAATCTTAGTAGGATCAAACAACAGATTACCTTTCTTAATAGTGTTAATCTTAGCTTGAATGTCCTCTTCTTGTTCCTGTTTACGAGCTCCAGCAACTCCCATTGCTTCTCTTATCTAAGAGATCTGAGTAGCAAGAGTATTAGCGTCATTAGTATTTCTACTATTCCACATATACTCTATTTGTTCTGGACTGAGCTCACCAATTCTACCAAAGATAGGGTCCTGTACTCCACTCCATTCCAACATGTGTTTGAAGTTGTTTCCAGGATCTACGTCAGCAGCATACTTAGCATTTATATAATCATAAGTATAGTACTTGAGTAAGTCCTTAATACTACCAAAATTCTCTTTATTAGAGAACAACTTACCTGGATTGGTCTCATAGAAAATATCCTGCATATAAGGATTGGTTCTTGCCATGTCCCTAACAGCAGGTTCTAAGTTAGCTAATTCAGAATATAGTTGAGTTTGTCTACTAACAGCAGCACTCATCTAATCCTCTGACCACTGATTTCCATTTAGTTGAATATCAGCGTCTAAGTCTGATAATTCCTATTTAATATTAAGATATCTATCTGCTTCCTCTAATTGAGGTAACCATTTAGCTTCTGTGTTATTAAGCTGATCATACTTTTTATCAAGATTAACCTGATGCCCTTGTACGTTAGCCTATCTCCAAGGATCAGCAAGACTACCTATTCCTTTTACCAGTCCTCCTACTCCTGGAATTTTTTCAACTGTATCAATTGTATTATCCCACCAAGAGCGGAAGAAACCTTTATCTTCCTGCTCTGGTTGAGATTGTTCATGATAATCTACTTCATTTAACTATTGACTAACTGATTCGGCAGCTTCATTTCTGATCTGTGCCTATCTAGCTTCTTGTCCATAATCTCCTGTTCCAGTGGGATCTAGCACTGGAACTAAGGGATCTCTACCAAAATCTTTGGCTCTATCGGTATAGTTAATAATGTTGTTCATATTTTGTTATTAGTTCATTCTTTCTTGTTCTGAAAGTATATTTTGAGTATCTATGGTTTCCCCTCTAAGACCTCTAGTCTTCTTACTATATCTAGCATCAGAAGTAATAGCTGCCTCTCCTCTACTAGGTATTCTACTACCTATCTTTACTCTAACGTATTCTTTACTCTTATCTCGAACATTAGTAGATATACTTACAGGTTCTCCTTCTTCTGACTCTCTACGAATAGTATTGGACATTTGCATATCTCCAAGTGTGACTACTTGTCCACCAGCTAAACGTATGCTTTCATCATCTGGATAATCTGATTTATTAAACTGATCTTTAGGTATATAAGCATACTTAATCTGATATACTTGATTACCATTTGTTACAGCTTTAGTGTCTCCTTCAATAATGAAATCATGGAACTTGTTTCCAGATTTCCAATCTTTAACAAACTTAGCTCTAGCTATAGTACCTTTAGCACTCTTAGGAACTCCACGTTCACCTTTACCTGGAGTCTCTTCAATATGTTTGAGAATACGATTGTCTCCAGTCATAGATAAAGCAATATCATCAGCGAGTACAAAGTTTCTACTATCTTGTGCTTGATAAGTACCTTCTCCTATCTTCTTAGTAGTACCAAGAGAAGCATACGCATCTGCTGCAGAATCACTTAGAGGAGTAGACATCACATCAAGTATATAGTTAATACCAGCATCAATGTTATTTCCGCTTTGCTTATATACTTCATTGAAGCTGTTACTAAGAAGTCTTCTAATATTGTTGGAGTCTAGATTGTTATTTACTATCTTAAGAGTTTCTCCATCTACTCCTGTTAAATCTCCAGACAATACTTGATCAATCTGCGTAGGATTAAGTCCACTAAAGTTTTCAAGTATTTTCCTTCTAGCATCCCTGTGTACGAGAGTAGTAAGATTATTTAAACTAGCTTGGTCTCTACCACCATATCTAGCTTGCAACTCCATGCTCTTAATGTACCAAGGATCTCTTTCTCTATTCTCATAAGCAAATTCTCTACCAGCTGTAATAAGTCTCTGATTAAGATATTGTTCTGCTTGTTCTGGACTCATACCTTGACGTTGTAATACCTCAAGATGTTTAGCATATTCAGGAGTATTTTGTATACTTGAAAGACCTTGCATTAATTCTGCATCAGTTCTCTCAGTAGATACTCCAGTTCTAATCCAGCCGTTCTGCATTCCAATAAATTCGGATTTGAGATTGTCAACATAAGGTTTGACTAAGTCTACTTCTGACTTATAAGCTAATGGAGCTACATCGTTAAATGTACCAGCAGCAGATGTATCGTAATTGGTAAAATCTACATCGTGCCACAGAGGATTGTACATTCCTCTCATCATTAACTCTTGATTAGCTTTCTGTCTAGCTAACATTCCTTCTCTACTTTGCCTAAGATTACTTAGAGTAGAGTAATCAAGATTGGCTATACGTGAATTCAATCTAGACCTAAAGTTGGCATCCTTTAAAGCATCCGGATTACTAGCAGCTTCTGTTATAAGATCTTTTACTTGACCAATAGAGGCATCGTAAAATCTCTGAGTATCTATAGCAGATGGTGAATAGAACTCACCAAACTTCTACACATTTGTAGATAAATCCTAAGCTGCCTTATCTACTGCTTCTCTCTGAGCTGCACCTACTCTATATAACTAATCAAAATTAATAGGTACATAAGTATTTAGTATAGGGGCTTCCGCAGCCCTATCATATCTATTAGCCATTGTTACCTCCCGCTCTAAGATACTTAAGTAAATTAGTCATATCAGCTTGAGTATAACCAGCTTGTAAAAATGGTTTATACGCAGCTAACATAGCATCGTCTCTAGTTCTCTGATTACGCATAAGTTCTCTATTTTGAGCCCACTGACTTAACTGACTAAGACCAGCTCTACGAATATTTCTAACCGAAGCTCTATTCTGAGCATTAAGATCAGAAGATAAGTTAGTAGCACCTACATATTGCTGTCCTAAGTTATTCAATGTCTCTGCATACTCGCCAGCATACTGGTTATTAACATTACTCTCTTGTGCACGCAAATCAGCAATAGCTCTATTTTGTCCTAATGCAGATTGTAATCTGAATGCAATATTAGTTCCAGTATTAGGATTAACTCTACCAGCATTGTAATTACTTATTGCTCTACTTCTATTAAGATCTTCTATTGCAGGAGTAATGTTAAATCTACGTCTACGCATAGTACTAGCAATAGTTCCAGCATAAGGATTATAATTAGTATTTACAGTTTCTGCATCTCCTGTAGCAAGATTAGATATAATAGGAGCTAATGAACCAACTGCAGAAGTTATATTACCAAGTATACCACTAGCATTAAAACCACCAGGAGTAGAAGTTGTCTAAGCAGGACTATTTGTACTTCTAAGAGTACTCACTATAGATCCTGGATCTACATCTACCCCAGTCAAAGTAGGAGCTGGGGCTTTACTTGCAACTTTACTAGTAGTATTATATATAAAATTAGGATTTATAGTTCTACCAGTAGTATCAACAAGTCTATCTATAGATTCAATACTAGCATCCAATGGTAATCTCGCTGTATCTCTGTTCTATATTCCATTATAATTCTTATAACCCAATTTAGTACCACCCTTAGCAAAGTGAGTAGCTTCAAAATCCTTATTCTTCTTAAGACCTTCCTGCATCTCAAACAGCTAATCATGAATAAGTTTATTATTCATTTCATTCAATTTAGCTGAATTCTTTGCGAATCTATCTTTATTTTTACTTTTCTTTTTTGTCATCATTTCTTCACCTACTTGTGCAAATGTTTTCTTTGTACCAGGATACTTAACTTTATCACTCAGTATCTTACTACCTTCTGGTAAGCTTACTAAGTTACTATCAGTAGGTTGTCCTTTCTCTGGTACTTTGTTTACTTGACCATCTGGAGTTTGAATTAATTCTCCGTCATCTACATAAGCTAGACTTGGAGAGTAACCACCTTGTGCTAATGTCATTACGTCAGTATCATAGGTTTCATCAAATTCCTAAGCCAGATCCTATCCTTGTGTATTAGCTATTCTATTACCAGCTACACGTTGCTTAGCTGCGTTATAAGCACGTTTAATTCCTTTATTACTACGGAATAAACCAGTACTATAAGTTACTGATGGATCTTCAAAGAAGCCATTAGGGGTTACTTTACCTTTCTTACCTATTATACCAGGTATAGCTCCTACTACAGCTCCTACAGCTGCACCAATAGGTCCTGCAGCCATACCGATAGATGCTCCAGATGCAGCTCCACTAAGCATGTTACCAGCAGTTTGTGATTTAGCTTCTGCTTCTGTAGTAGCAGTTGACCCACCAACTGTACTGTTTATTCCTGTTGATAATAAGTTAGCTCCTCCCTATACTATTCCACCAATAGCATATTTCTTTTTATTTATTTTTCTTTTCATATTATACTAATGATTGTCTGTAAGTCGTATTGACATTTAGCAAATTAAACTCTTTCTAGTTATTACAGTCTATAATGAATTCACATATTAAATACTTACCTCTAAGTCTTCCTGGATATGAGTAAGGATCTGTGGCGTTCTCTTCTCTACCAATAGCAAAACGATAAGTATCTTCTCTATAGTCAATAGCATAAGTACCTGTATAATCGTCTTCTAATGCCTAACCTCTCTAATGCTTAGTTTCAAAGTTTATATCAGTAAGCATTTCATCTATATTAGTAAAGTATCCACCAAAGTAAACGTTATCAAATGTTTTTGTTATATTTGGGTTATCATTTACAACATACTTAATCTTACAGGTCATAGTACTATCTTGGAAGTCGGCATTCTCTTTAAAGATCTTATCCTTAATATATAATAACTTATCAGAGAATGAAGCGTGCTTGTCCGGTACAAAAGTATAAAAGGATGTAAAGCCTCTCGTCCTCTCATTATATACCAGTACTACATCGTCAAAACAGAACTATAGCTCATTAAACTTATTATCATACAATGCATCGTGTACTGAACGAGGAGTAAGATTTAACCAGCTTTGTACTGTATTCTCTTTAGATATCTTATTGACACCATTAGCTAACTGACAAATCTCATTCTTATTCTTATCAAACCAATATAGAGCAGAACCAGAGTCTATGATACTAGGGTCATTTACTATAGATGAACCATTACCTGTAGTAACATAGTCATACCTAGAAAGTACATCGCCAGTACCAAGAGTAAGACCACCTACATTATTATCTTGTATCAAAGATCTTTCATTTACTGCAGCAATACCTAAAGAAGAGTCTTGCCAGAAGTATAGTGAATTATTAAAACTCTTCAGATTAGTAACACTACCATACTAACTATCTACGTCTAAGTAGTTAGCTACTTTAAACTATGAGAAACTATCTGATATTTCATCATTAGTCTTTAACTCTGAATAAAGTATTCTATTATTATTTATAGTAGAATCTTTAGAATGCATTCCAGATGGTACAAAGTACTTAGCATTACTCTATGCAGAATAGGCATCATTATATGCATAATAAGGTTTACTCTGTATATGATAGTTACCAAGAGTACCACCAGTAATAGTAGTAGATAGGTAAACATCAGTATAAGTACGATCTCCTTCACAGCTTCTACTAGTAGTGTCACCATACTGTAAATTTAGATTGATACTAGTTTCAAACGGAATGAAGTCTGTCATACTCATTTGTGTATTATCTGGATCTCCACCACCAATTTCTGGATTGGGCCAAATACTACCAGTTCTATGATCTAATATTCCTAGATATGTATCACCACCAAATACCCAAGGATTACTAGTATCTCCTACTATTTTAAAGTACCCAGTACTTACATAAGTAGAGTTAGTTCTAGCAACATATGTATTACCATTGTAAGGTATTATGTCCCTCTTAATATTCACTACAGGGATGTCCCATAAGCCTCCATAATTTCCTGTGCCATATAAGTTGCCTTTTAGTATATTATTAGCAGACATGTGCTCTGTATTAGGAGAAAGTACACTATTAAATGTATCAGTAAAATCATTCTTACCTTGAACAATAGCACACTTACCAAAGTAACAAGCTTTACTAATAGTATCACTGTACTGTTCTTCATCATTTCTAACATGAGCTAGATTTAAGTAAGATATATCTCCTATAGATTGATAATATGCTCCTTTATTAGTAATGGCATTCTATTCAAGTATCTAAGGAAATATAGCATTATCTTCTATATCAACTGTAAGTCTTTTGTATCCTACTATTTCACCTTTATCGTCATACACATAGTCTCCACTATGATACGGTATATACCTTTTAGCTATAAGATTAGGAATAAATTTACCGATACCAGCATGCTATAGAATTAACGTTGGATCTCCTATTTCACTGTTTATATTGCAAGCAGAACCAGCTAATACATTCTAGGGGTATCTAGCGTTAGTGTATGTCTATACTGTATCAGCTGTAGCCAAGAATACTCCATATTTAGGATGAAATGTACCACTAGCTGTAGAGTAATCAGTAGTATCTATCTTCTTTTCTGAATGTAAAATGTATAGATGATCTAGATAACAATTCTTCATATAACTTAACATAGAGTCACCATTAATATCTAATTCTGGACTTATAAGTGCTCCATAGTTTTTTCTTACAAAAGTAGAGAGCAGTTGGCCATCCTTATAGCGTGATATTCCAGAACTTCTATTTTCTTCTAACGCCCCAAATGTACTAGCACTAAATCTATATCTTAAAGGTATACAAGGTCTACCGTCTTGATCAGTAGCTAATTGATCACCAGCATCTAGATACTTATAAGGATATGAAGTAATCTGAGATAATACAGATTGCATTACTACTGTTCTATCACTAGCCGTCCTTTCACATCTTACTATTTCGTAAGATACTACATCTTCTGGTAAGTTCTATACATCAAAGTATACACCTAAGGTTCTACCAAATAGATATTCTCCAGCAAAGAAAGCAGGATAATCTTTAGCATGAGGCATACGTATATCACCAATCCAATGTACTGGAGAAGCTACGTTTTTACTATTATAGAGTACTATACCAAACCTATATATCTCGTCTCTCTAGTATCCTTTATATCTTGAATCTATATTAAGATCTGCAAAGTTTAATTGATAGACACTGTTTATATCTTCAATGCCCATAGGAGTATCATCGTCTAACCAATTAAAATACATTCTATACTGATCACTACTAGTAAAAGAAGGAATGTCTATTTTAGTCTAATCTCCATTAATCACATTAGAATATATAGATCCCATCTTATCTAAATTAAGCATAGTATAGACGAATCTATAGCTAATGTTTAATCCGGAACCACCTAGATATTTACCTCTCCAATGTTGATCGGGATCGATCCATATATTACTATACTGACAATTCTCTTCATCAGATGGTTGACCTTTGACGGTATTATAAGGATTTATACAATCATGATCCTCTGGTATACTTTCATAAAAAGCTTTTAACTCGGCTTCATCTGTAGGTAATACTTGAGATATATTTCTAGAAGATATACTGTCTCTAAGTATTAGCTTGCCATCTTTATTAGTTCTATAAGCTCTAGCATCATAAGTAGGATTCCAAGTATCTGTTACTGTATTAGCAGCGAATAACCTATTATCCTTTTTCTCTATAGTAGCTGGTATAAATGCTACATTAGTAATGTTATTGAACTCTTCTAAAGTAATAGTACTAAGAGTAGAATTACCATTATCTTCATAGGTTATTTCATCTACATTAGTTGGTATCTTTACTTCACCAGTTATCTCAATAGTAGGAAGTTCTGTTCTATCTTTATAGAATATTCTATATACTCTAATGTAATCATATAAGTAACCGTAATGAAGATTATCTTCATATGATAGAGGTATATTTATAATAACAGATTTGTTAGAATTAACATTCTTTTCACTACCTTTATAGTCATTTAAACTTTCTGATCCATCACTAGTAGTAAGATGAACAAGACCTGAAATAGGAGATATTAAACTTTCATTACCTCTAGCATTGAATAACTGGTAAGCATACTGAACCATACCAGTCTTTAAATTACCTGTACCTAATTTGTTTAAAGTAGGAGGTGTTAGAGTAGAGTTAGTAATCATATCTAAGAAATCAGGATTTGTAATAAAACCATTAATGTCTAATAGAGGATTATCTACTCCGGGTTCATATACATATCTATTATCCATTAAGGATATTACTCTAATGTAATGCTCTCCGTCTGCAATATACAGTTTAATATTAGTATCAGATTCATAGTTTGCTACTAGTTTTATACTGCTACTTTCTGTATAACCTAATTCTCCAGATACAACTGTTACACTGGTGAGTGGAGGATTATTATAATTAGATATTCTATATATACTATTAATAGTCTTACCCTCAAATGGAAATGAAGTTAAAGCAATAATGTATTTATCTACTGTAACTACAGCAAGAACTTTTTCTCCTTCTCTTTCAAATATATCTCCTTCTACTTTCAGTGTATCCTATATGTTCTAAAGCATACCAGTATTGCCATCATCATTAGTAATGATGCGAACATTCTCAGCATATCTATACTGAGTGTTAGGTAGAAGCATGATATCAGTATCCATGTTCATTCCACCTGCAAAACTATTCGTCTAAAATATATTTGACATCATAAGTTCTAATTATATATTATCTGTTCATTTCCAGTAGTAGAAAAGAAAGTAGAATGATCGTCAAACTCTGGATAGAGTTTAGTCCAAGTATTCTTAATAGTTTCTATATCATCTCCCGCTGGCATCATAGCTTCAGCGTAAGCTTGCTTACGATAGAAGTTATATGAGTTACGTATATCATAATAATCTCCTTGACTGATTTCTCCCTTTAGTTTCTTAGGGTACATCAATTTCATTACTACATACCAATAGATAGCTTCTTTATATGATTCTAAATCTGGTATCATAGGCATACCATCTATATCACTATAGTTAGCATAATATGATACTTTAACAAAACCTTTTGGTACATTTAACATAATGTAACCAGGTTTGGTCATATACTATAGATCACAGCTATACATAGTAGTATCTGAATGACCGGAAGAGTAATTACCAATATATCTACCATTGTTAGTAGGTACAGTAAATTGGTTTACTAATACTCCTAAAGTCTATCTGATATTAGGATCTTCGTTTAATTTGTCTAATGCCTATCTATCGTCTGTATAGTTGAAAAGATTCTTAACTAATGGAATAATACCCATATCTGGTATAAGCATCTTATCATCAAAGCAACATTTATCATCACTCAGACAACTATCATCTAAACACTGTTTAGCTCTACAATCGTGGAATACACCGAAGCTAGAAGTACATTTACGCATAGGTAACCAACCATTGCTCTTCTATGAAGAGTAAGCTACCTAACCTAATTGATACAAATCACAAGGTAACTGAGCTTGGTGACCTATTACTGGTATTACTTCTACTTTGTGTTCATACTATTGTATAGCTCCAATCTTTAATACGGCTTCCTGTATCCATTCTCGGATATCTGTTATACGTATTTGATCTTCTTTTAAGTCTAGATCTGCAACAACCTTTGCGATAATTGTCCCCGATGATATTAATTTATTATTTATCATAGTTATATTTCCATTTAAATCCGAAAGCAGTACGTTTCTAACCTCTACAGACTCTATTAATAGCCGATCTATTTTTAATAGAACCACAATCAATTGCCGCCTCCACCATATTATTATAGGTACATATATAATTTCCTTTTAAATCTAATTTATCTACTTTTATTCCGTTAGGTTTTTTATGTTTACATACTTGATAAATAGATCTAGTATCGGTAGTATACTTCCAGAGATAACCTTCTGTTTTTGTTAACCGTCCATTACAGCATTTTGATATTCCAGTTCTTATACTAGCATATCTAGTTTTACTAAAAGATTTAGCCGCATCTGCAATACTATTAAAAGTGGTTATATATTTTCCGTCTAAACTATACTAATCTACCTTGCGCTTTACTTTATTTGTACGTGTCCTAATTAGTATTTTAGAATACTTTCTACTTGCGTATTTTACGCAATTATATTCTGGAGACAGATCTAAGTACTTTTGTTCTAACATTATTAATGTATCATGTATAGGCTCACATACTTCTAATATAGTTATAGAAAATTTATCCTCTCCGTACTTATTAAAAGCTCGCTGTAAAGGAGTAGAATGATGTTTGTTCTTTCGTAGTTCTGATCTATGTTTCATTAATCTACGTTTAAAATCATTTGTACTTCCAATATATTTATGATTATTAAGAATGTTACATATCATATATATCCCTGCCTACCTAGGTAATATATTTATTTCTTTAAAGTTCAGGGTAGTCATGTTCTCTATTGAAAATTATTTTTGCTAAATCTCTTTTGTTTTGTCTACTAGCTATGAATTGGTATTTTCCTTTATTAATTAACAAACAATTTCTTTTGCTCCAAAAAAATCTATATTTCCATCCACCGCTGTGTTCATTAAGTAAGTATACTGGTTTGCCTATTTCTCTAGTTGCTTTCCAATCCCACCTAAGACTTTTACCTGTATATTCTTTAGGCTGATGCTTGATAATCTATAGAGTACCTAACCTGCATGGAAGCTTGAACTCTTTACAGTCTAGCATAATTGAATCTCTAATATGCTTAAAGTAATCTGTTACTATACCTTTGAAGGTCTTTAGATTTACATCATACTAAGTATTAGGCTCAGTATATTCTTTGTAACTTATATAATAATCTGCAATAGTATAACATTTTCTGTTATATATTAATCTCTCACTCATCTACTATATATATTCTGTGTATTATCTTTAGAATCATTAGTAGTGTCGCTAGGCATCTATACTAATGTTCTTAGTTCTCTCTCTAATATCATCTATGTGATAGTAGGAATCATTGCCCCGGGAATAGGAAAATCGGCATTAGGATCAAAACAATCCACGAGTTCCGTAGGATCTTCTGCTATAACATCTATGCTAATATACTCAAGTTCGTTTTCATCCCCTTCCAAGTATATCTTGTTACCTTTGACCCAAGCTATGTAATCTTTACATGTTGCTTTCCTGTACTTCTAGTATTTTTGTTTGGTATAACTTCCAACTTGTATAATGTTTCCATACATGTCTCTTACATTAATTACTCCTGGTCTATAATTGAAGTCAATCAATTTAGGGAGATCTCTATCTCCCACATATATATTCTTACCGGGTACCTTCTCTATCACATCAATATGAATAGGCTCAATAGTAGTAAGGTACAACGGATTTATATCCCTACCTTTATCTACGTCCTACTTAATCAACATAGCTCTATAAGCTATGATCCATTTCTCTATTTGTATTCTACTTAAGTGCTCTGACTCTGTAATATTACTATTACGGGCAATCAGTAGAATGTTATCAATGAGCTCATTTAATGACATATTTCTTAATAAATTATAACGTTATCCTTATAAAACGCATTTAGAGCCCTCGTGAGGCTCTTTCTGTTTAAGGGTATACAATACCTAATTATAAGTAATAGCGCTTCTTACACAAGCTTAAAACAAAAAAAAGGTTGATCTTATTGATCAACCTCATTCATTACATTCTACATGTTCTCTGGTAGCATACTCTTCACGCTCACGTTCCCGTTCACGTTCTCTTTCATATTCGTCCATCTCGTATTCATGACGTCTGCCCATAGAACTTCTCATTCCACGGCCTCTTCCACCTCTACGATACGCACCAATATGGTACTTGCTGAATTCATCGTCTTCGTCTTCTTCTTCATCAAAACGTTTACGACCTACTTCTTCTTCGTAGCATTCCATTTCAGCTTTTCTGATCTTATCGCACATTACGTACACATAGTAGTACCACATCTTGCCTTCATCTATGTCTTTATCTGCAAGCCACGCTTTTGCGAACTCTATAAAATGTCTGACATTATTTGAATTTGAGATACTTACTATTACTTTATAAAAATCAGAATAGATCATGTTCAGTGCTACATACCAATCATAACGATTGAATCTGTTACTAAGACTGATTCCGTGCTGACTAGCTAATGCAGTAGTTTCTTCAATAGACCAATGCGGTCCACGTGAACCATCCTCGTTCTCCATCTTACTCACAGCTTTGTGTGCCATCACTTCGTCGAAATGAGGTCCATGCTCTTGTTCATAAGCTTTTACACGAAATATTCTATGCATATTATTATTGATTAATATAATTTGAATATATTGATTATTTAGATACTTCGATTACTCTAGTATCTGTTACCTTTATTAAAGGATTTGAATTTTCTATATGATATTGTCTGGTAGTTATTTTCTTGAAATCAAAGTGCCAGAACCTAACCCAGCCATTCTTATACTTATTTCTATATTCTCGTTTGTTTTCAACGAATATAATCTGCTAGTTTGTGATATCTAACTTGGCTTTAAGGATTGAATCCTTCCTACTAACTATAATAGTTGTTAATTCATTTAGCTTAAGTTCTTCTTTGAAGTCCACTAATTTATGTTTGATTACAGTCTTAACTGAATCTTTAATCTCGGTATTGATTACACTGACATTAGTTAGGTTCTTGTCTTTGATTTTTAATTTCTTCTTAGTCTCATTAACCTACTGTATTAAACTATCTTGACTAGTATTGAGTTCATCTATAGTAAGCTGTAAGACTCTATTTCTTTTAGTTAAATCAGAAGTACTCTCTTCGTAACTTCTGAGATTGTTAGTTACTCTGTCTATCTCTTTATTTAACTTCTGTAGCTTATGGTTCTAAATAAAAATAGTCGCAATAAGTAAACTAACTAAACCTACTGCGACTATCTTATAATATTTTGCAAACCAATTAACTACCTTTAATAGTACTGTGATCATCTGGTAATTCTTCATCAAGTTTGACATCTAAGTATTTCTCTCCTTTAGCTTTTATAACTTTCTTAAGTACACTCCATACTTTCCATTTTGGATGTAGATCACATAAAGATTCTAACAATGACCAGAATTCAACCAGAGCAATAGCTCCCGCAACGAATTCGATAGCATGTAGATCTATAGAAGTTATAATTAATTGATCAATTGTGAATGCACCACAAATTGCAATGACTGCGTCTCTAATCTTATATATTGTTTTCCAAGCTTTATGAGACTCAACTTTTGTCTACCCATATTTCTTGGACACTTTATATCCATAGATAGCGTCAACAATCATCAATACAGCAATTGCCGTTATTGGCACATACACAGGAGCATAGAGTGAGGCTAAACCAGCCAACACGCTGGTCGTAAACTTCTCTACGCTACTGAACATGTTCTTGAATATTGACATAATGGGCTCTCCTAAATAAAATGGATTCATAAATAGTAGGATAAGATTAGTGAAAATCAAAAAGCCCTAGCGATTAAAGGGGAGTAAAATCTGCTAAGGCTTTGTAAAATTGTTCGAGATTATACATAATAAAACGTATACCTCTCTATTATGTTACCTATTAGAATTAACACACAGTAGCGACTAATAGCTCTTTTTGTTAGAGAGTTAATATTCCAATAGATCTTAGATTTGAAAGCAAAGTATTAATTTTACTGATTACTGCAGAAAGTTCAGCATCAGTTGCTAGGTTGTCTACTTTTCCTGCTTTCTTTACTCCTCCTATCGCTTCTGTAGTAGCAGCTGGAAGAATATAATTGTTAGCATTATCTTCAATACCGTTTAATTTTACAAGCATATCTGAACTCATCAGTCCATTTGCATCTTCACTAACTACAGGGATATTTACTTCACTCTGATTTATAGGATACCATTCTGTACCATCATAGGTCTTAATTATACCACCATTAGGATCAGCTGTTAAGTCAATCCAATATGCTACCTCTTGCGGATTAGGAGCAAATCTAGATGCTTTAAAATTTGGGTTTTCTTGTTTTGTCATAATCAATTTGCTATTTTACTAGGTAAATTCCATTCCCCTAATACTACTGCACCTAGATCAGTGTATTGGTCTATTCTAATATGTCTACTTGCAAATGAGTTGAGATCTATCTCTCTAGTGTTTTCAAAATGTTCAACATTATCTGGAGAGTTTACGTCATAGACATCAATTCTACCTGCAAATATAGCTTGTTCTTTGTATATATTATTCCTTCTAGGTTCTATATCATATAACTATGGAAACACATAATAAGCCTAAGGATTAATAAATACAGGTCTATATAATACTGTCTTCATTCTATAGTAATCATTATATGTTCGTGATTGTCATTTGCAGTTTTGAGCATAGCATATAATTTCTTAAACGTATCTGTACTCTCTACTACTTGACCTTTTACTTTATTTTTACCAACAAGCAAACACCCGTCAGTATCTTCTGGCTTATTACCCATATGAATAAGTATACCATCAAAACCAGGAACTCCTGTTAATCTTGGAAGATAACCATCACAGAACGCATATTGTTTATAGTTCTTGAACTTTGGAGATTGTACATCTAAAGTAATAGCATACTTACCAGATGGTATAGCTGTAATACCTTTTTGTTTAATACTCTTTATTTCATCTAAAGTCATGTCTTTACTAAGACCTCTATCCGTATCTTCTAAAGTATCACATATATACTCTTTTTCTATATCATCATTGTATTGATCCTTTAAAACTTCTTCGTGTTCACCGTAATCTATGTAAGGTGGTTTCCAATACAATCTGCCTATCGTATACTTATCTCCTTTAAATATTCTCTTTAATACTAGTTCCATAATTATCCTTTTAATATTCCATTATTAGCTTCCGCTCTATCCTAAAGTGCATTGCTGACTAAATCGGCAGCAATGTTTATTCCAAATGCTCTATGATCATCGTCTATAGAATCTATCTTGGAATACACTTTAAGGAGTAGAACGTAAATCTATTCTAGAAGTTCCCTATCTGTTAGATGAACTAAGTATGGATTCATAAGATTATACATTAAGCAAGAAAGGACAATCAATAGAAATTCTATCGAATATGGCTTTATGCCCTTGTTCTGATGGATGAATGCCATCTGATAAAACATAGCCTTCTTTCCAAGTTAATCCGTCGGAAGTTACTGCCATATTAGCGTCTATATAATTATAATTAGAATTTCTAATCCACTCATTTATAGAGGACATCTTAGTTATATAAGATGCGTCCTGACTTACTTTTGGGCAAGTAGTTACGAGTACTGGAGTAATATCACACATTTTACATAGTAGTAACATGTAATTTACATACTGAGCCCATTCGCTA